CCTGACCGAGCGACTTGGCGAGGAACTCGCCTTGCAACACGGCGCCTTCCCACTTCTCGCGGAGGGTCTGGCCGTTCGGGTTGGGCGTCGTGTCGGGGGCGATGAACCCGCCGCACCCGCCGGGATCAGAGGCACCGGGCTGCGGCTTGCCGGCGCCCTTGCCGGGCTGCGGCTTGCCGTTGCCGGGCTGGCCGGCGCCGGGCTGCGGCTTGCCGGCGCCCTTGCCGGGCTGCGGCGAGGGCTTGCCGTTGCCCGGCTGGGGCTGCGGCGTGCGACCGAGGGCGGCGAGGATCTCCTCCTCGGCGAGCCCGTCGAAGCGTGGGTCGAGCAGGCCGCCCTTGGGCATCGAGATGCCGGGGATGCCCGCGAGGATGCGGTTGATCGCGTAGTCGCCGGCGCGGTTGCCGTCGTCGGTCAGGGGCAGGCGCCAGAAGTGCCCGTACACGCAGTGCAGGGCCTCGTGGAGCAGGACGAACCGGACCTCCTCGTCGGTGAGCGACTCCAGAAACGCGGGGTTCCAGAGGATGCGCTTGCCGTCGGTGGCAGCGGTCGGGACGGACTCGTCGAGGACGTCGACGAGGTGGGTGGCGAGGCTGCCGTAAAACACGGCGGCCGGGTTGGAGAGCGCCCACCAGCGGGCGCGTTCGATTTTGATTTTCGAGGTCATCGTGGGACTAGGTTGTTGGGTTGCTTACAGGGAGAACAGGGAGCAGAGGTCAGCCGCGCGGGCGGCGGTGTCGGCGCGGAGCGCGGGGTCTTCGCGCAGCTGGTCGGGGTCGGGCTGCGCGAGGTCGCGCGCCTTGGCGACGAGGTCGGCCACCGTTTTGTCGCCGCCGACGTTCAAATCCTCGGCGAGGTTGACGATGTCGCGGAGGTTTTCCACGAGCGAGTCGCGGAAGATCTTGCCACCGTCGCCCAGCTTGGCGGCGTAGGCGCGGAGCGCCTCGCCGATTCGCTCGCGCAGCTCGTCGGTCGCCGTGCTGGCGGACTCGGCGAGCCACTCATCCCACTGACCGAGCGAGGGGACCGGCAGGTAGCGGCAGCGCAGCCGGAACGCGTTGCGGACGAAGTCCACATCGGGCCATTGCTCGGGGACGTACAGGCCATTGAGCCGGGCAGGTGCGTCGGCGCGGATCGTGTCGTACTCGCGGACGAAGTCGGCGACCGCGCTTTGGAACTTGACCGCGTGCCCCTGCAGCAGGGACGAGTGCTCCAGCTGGCGGGCGCCGGGGAGCAGGCGCATCCCGCGATCCGCCGCCGGCACGGTCAGGCGGTAGTGGTCCGCGCGGGCGGCGGTGATGATGCGGCCGGCCTCGGCGAGCGCCGGGTGATCGCAGATGGTCACGGTGACGAGCGCGAGATTGCTCGTGCCGTGTTTGGCATTGAGGGCGGCGGTCTCGTCGCGGTGCGCCTTGCGGAAGCGAGGCTGGCCGGAGTCGAACGAGGCAATGACAGCTTTGCGGGCGATGATGGAGGACATTGTGGGAACAGGTTTTTCAGTCGGTTGGGTTGAGCTAACGGGAGGAGAGGGAAAGGGGCGCCCCGGTGAAGGGGCGCCCCGCGAGATCAGCCGTGGGCCTCAAACAGCTGGCGGTTGTCGAGCCACCAGCGCTGCCAAGCGGCGCAGCCGGCAAGCTTCGCCCCGAGCCGGCGGTAAGAGTCGCGGGCGCAATAGGCGCCTTGCACCCGGTCGAGCCGGGAGAAGTAGCGCACGAGGGCGTCGGCGTACTTGGGCTCCGCCGCGCGGCCGAGCATCGAGGCGATGAGGTACTGAGCACCCGGGTCGGTCGGGACCGGCGCGCCGTCGGGGTCGAGCCACACCTGTTGCGGCGTGGGCAGCTGGTCGGCCAGCTGGGCAAAGGCGATGAACGGGGCGGCGGCGGCCTTGCCAATCGCGGCGGCGATGGTGCGGAAGTCGCGGAGCCCGGCGTTCCACAGCTCGCCCACCGTCTGCCAGCCGCGGAAGTCGGGCAGCGCGACGCCCGGGTCGGCGGCCGGCTTCCAAGCGTACAGGTCGCGGCCGGTCGTGGAGCGGTGCCAAGCGATGATTTCGGCGGCGAAGCCCTGCGCGCTCGCCCAGTCGCACCAGCCATCGACCTCGTCCTTCCACGTGCCGAGCAGGACGGCGCCGTCACTTTTGTCCTCGGTGCCCGGGGTCGGGATCGCGAACTTGAGTTTGAACCGGGAGCGCAGCGGCTCCGAGAGCGCGGACACGCCGGCCTTGTCGCCGGGGCGGTTGGTCGCGCCCCAGATCAGCACGTGCGGCGGCAGCGCGCCGGCGTCGAACAGGCTCATTGCGGCGTTCTGTACGTCGATGGGCGCCTGACCGAGGTCATCGAGCAGGAGCACGGTGGGCGTGGTCGTTGTGCGGAGCCGGTGCAGCAGTTCCAGCGGGAGGGCGCGGGTCACGCCGGCGGCGACGTCGGGCACGAGGCACCCGCCGAGGTCCACGCGCTCGGCGAGCGAGGCGCGGAACACGATGAGGTCGTGACCGGCGGCGGCCGCAGCGGCGGCGACGCGGGAGGTTTTCGCGCAGCCCGGCGGGCCGACGAACAGGACGCGCTGGCGGGCGTCGATGAGTGAGCGGAGGTACGTTTCGGTCGTGTTGGAGGTCATAGGACGAACAGGTTTTTCAGACGGTTGGGTTGAGGTTGACGGACAAAGGGACGGTCAAAGCGGGAGCGAGAACCAGAGGACGAGGAAGCCCCAGAACAGGCCGACGCCCACGAGGGCGCCGGCGGTGAGGAGGGCGAGGCGCAGCAGCTGCTGCGCGAGGGTGGGACGGCGCGGGATGCGGTACATCGTGGGAACGGGTTGTGGGTTGGGTCAGACGAAGCCGAGGGCAACGAGGGCTTCGTCGTCGGTGAGGATGATGTCGGAGCCGAGGTCGAGGAAGGCGTGGCGGCCGAGGCGCGGGTTGTAGCAGTAGAGCAGGCGCTTGCCGGTGCGGGCGGTGAACTCGGTCTCGGTGCCGCCGTGGGCGGGCACCCAGCGATCGGCGTTGCAGGCGACGGCAAACTTGTAGGCGGTGGTCGTGGTCATCGAGGAGTCCCTCTGCATCGCCGTGGGCGTCCGGGCTTGGGACCGGCACCGGCCGCGATGGCGGCGGTGGCTGCATTGACTCCTTCCCGCCGTGGCATTGCGGCAGGTCGGGGTGAGATTCGCGCGTTCTCCGTCCCTCGGTGCCGAGGGCGGAACGGTCAAGGCGGCGGGCCTCTCCGCCGAGCTAACGGCGTGAGACCCTCGCGGGGCGCTCCCCGCTTCCATCCGCTCCCCTCTCAGGGGGACCGTGGGCGCCGTCCGCTACCCTGCGCCCCGCCCATCCGGCTCCCCCTGCGGCAGACGTTTCGTCGGCATCGCGGAGGGCGGAACCTCCCGGCAGCGTTCGACGGCGGCAACGGGAGGGACTCCCCGGGATCACGCGGCAGACGTTACGTCGGCATCGCGTCTCCACCCGGGCCCCGGCAGACGTTACGTCGGCAACGGGTGAGTGAGTCGGGCGGGGTGCAGTCGCTCTCGCGGCGGCAACCCCTTATCGATTCGGCCCCCACCTCCGCCGGGTGCTCCCGGTGGTCCGCCAGCGCCGTGTCCCCCTCTGGGCCTGCTCAGCCTCGGGGTCGCGGGTCGGTGCCGGGCGCCTTCTCGGGGCCCCGGCTGTCGGTGGGTCGCGGCGGGTTGGGTCCGGGTCGGGCGGCAGGCATTTCGCCGGCATCGCCTTGGGGCCCGGTTGGCCCGCTGCGGTTGAATGGAAAAGAACTGAGCCGCCCTTATCGGCGAAACACGTTCGCCGGTCAAGTCTCAATTTACGGAAAACGTCACGTTCTCCTCTGAAATCGCCGTTGCCGCTTGTCGCCGTCGGGGCCCGTGACCAACGGTGTGGGCTGCTATGGTTTTTGTTCTAACGGGGAAAAACAGAGAAGAGAAAACGCCGGAGCAGACCGAGGGGGAAAGCATCGCAGCCCACACCGCTGGCACACCGGCGAGCCGCTGGCGCCGTCGGTGCCGTCACCTCTGGCGCTGCACCGACTGCGGCGCCTCTGTCGGCGTGGGCAACTGCGCGGCACGCTGCGGCCGGTGCTCTGGCCGGCGGAGCCTCGCCCGGCACCTGCGGAGGGCGCTTGTCCTCTGGTCCCACGGCGCGCCGGAGGAACACGTTGCCCGGTTGGTCATCGGGCCGACGCCCCGACGGCGCAGGCGCCTTCCTCCGGCGGAGCCCCTCGGCGTCCGGTGCTGCGGTCGGGTGGCTCCGGTGGAGAGCGTCGCCGCCCGCTGCGGTCGGTGCGGCCGTGACCTCTTTGGGGGACCGCTGGTGGAGAAGTCGGTGCGGCGCAGGCTATTGCGGGGCACCGAGGCTTCGCGGCTGGCGGAGTGCGTGGGTTGAGGGAGATCGGTATCCGCGTTCGCCCGATTTCTGACAGTCATACTGACAAAACCTGTTCATCCGTAAGGGCTTCCGCAGCAACTTAACATAATAGGGATTGTTTACGGCACGCCTCCTAAAGCGTTGAGGCTCAACGGGTTGGTGTGCACAACCTGTTGCCCCGATACGCCCAACCGGCGTCCGTAAAGCGAGGGGGGGAGGGGGTCTCGGGCTAGCGCGGGGGCGCGCGTATTATCGTTTCACCCCCATAAGTGAAAATCCGCAGTGCAAAGTACCCCCAAACCGCCCCCAAACCCCTACGCTAAAGCGCCTTAGACCTGATTAACGGTCAGGATTACGCTAGGATTGCGCGGCCGGACGGGTGAGACGGCCGCTGGGATGGTCTCTAGCGAGACATTGGTGTCGTTGGCGTTCCAAACCAGCTGGATGTAGTCCCCAGCGTTGAGCTTTTCCATGATGTTGACGTAGAACAGCAGGGCTCCCGGGTTGCCACCATGGCTCTGGGGGATGGAAACCTGCGAACAACTGTCGGGTAGATCGACCCCGTTCTTACGGAACCAGAACCACGCGTCGTGAATCTGTACACTGGTGGAGGTTAACTGCACCGAAGTAGCGATGTTGTAGACCCCGGCGTTAGCCACGGTGACTTTGCTGCCGTCCACCACCGACACCCCGTCGTTATTGGGGCCGGAACTATTCAGCCCTACCACGTAGGCGGTGGTCGTACTGGCGATGGTCTGGTCCGTCGTGTCGTAGAACGCACCCCAGTACCCGATCGACCCGTCGGCGTCGCCGACTGAGATGGTCAGGTTGGAGACGTCTTTGACTTCAGTCTGGGTGAAAGAGATGCCATGACCCGGGATGATGTTCAGGTTGGACTGGGTCTTCCACAACACGCCGTTGAGCTTTAGCTTTAGAACATCAGCAATACGGGTCAGGGTCTGGGTGCGGAGGAAGTTCATGCCCCGGGCCTTAGCCCAACCTTGACAACTGCTCAACAGGTTTTTGGACTGCAGCCGTGAGAGGCGGAACAAGTAATGCGCGTAAAGGTGGACGGCCCAAGGGGTACATCATGCCCGTCAAACCCGTGGACACCGAGCAGGCGATCGAGGCCGCGGTGGACCGGGCCCTGACGGGGAAGCCTATCCTGCCGAAGACGTTTAAGAAGAACCCCCCGTCAAAGATGGACTGCGAACGGATCGAGCGGGTGCTGGGTATGCCGCTGGATGAGTTCAATCAGCGGCTGGCCCACAAGCTGGCGCTGATCTCGGACAAGATCGCGGGGCGGATCGAGGAGAAGGTGGACGCCAACGAGTTTAAGCCGGGGGAACTGGGGTTCATCTTCTCGGTGACCGAGGACAAGCGCCGGGCGCTGGACGCGCGGGCGCAGGTCGGCGCGGCGCAGGTGAACATTCAGGTGAACCACTACGGCGACAAGAGTCGTGATGAGATCATCGCCGCGCTGATGCCGGCGCCCGTCGCCGCTCCGGCGTTCCAGCCGGCCGAGCTGGACGTGGAGAATTTGAAACCAGAGGACGTGATATGAACCGAAAGGGAAAACCCACTGATCAGATAAACATCAACCGCCGCAACATCCTGCGCTCCCTACTGGTGCGCGGTGAGGTGGAGGAAGCTGGCCGCAAGGCGACAGAATGGGGGATCGACATTCTCGACATCCGCCTGCCCGCTGACGCCGACGCGCCGCCCGAGGTGGTGGCCGAGCCGGATGAGGTGATGAAGCAGATCATCGAGCCGAAGCCGCACGCGCCGGTGATCCCGACCTCGCCCGCCACGCCGCCCGCCCCGATCGAGCACAAGTGGCCGGCCGAGACTGACGTGGTCGTGTTGGGCCAGCCGCCGAATCCGCGGATGCAGGTCGTGCGTCTGCCGGACCAGCGCCGGGCTTCGATGTGGAAACGCGGCACCACCCACCCGGTGCACGCGATGGTGCGGGTCAAGCTAGTCGATCAGGTCGGGCCGGACGCGTACTACGAGCCGGTCATCCAGTGACCCGCTTCCAGAGGCTGTAGGCGCCGAAGGTCAGGCGCTGCAGCCACTTCATCTTCCACGGGAAGACGTAGCGGTACGGGCCGGTGCCGGGTTCGAAGACCGGCAGGTCGCCGTTGAGCACGCGCACGCGGATCGCCTTGCCGTCCGCCCGGCGCAGCGCGAGGCGCACGTTGGTGACCGGCTCGTTGCTCTGGTCGGACCAGTTGCCCAGATCCACCAGCGGGTCGCCCAGCACGTTGCCCGAGACGCGGACGCCGTGCGAGTTGCCCTTGATGGTGAAGCCGGTGCGGGCGACGCCCTTGGGGAACACCCACTGGTCCGCGTGGACTTGGATCCCGCGGCAGTGGTTGTTGATGTCGAGCGCGTCCTCGCGCCCGGTCTCCACCTCGCCGACGTGCAGCTTGAAGTCCGTCAGGCCGGTCGAGCATTTGAGCGTGTCGTCGATGTCGGGACCGCCGATCAGCGTGCGGGTGCTCCAGTCCACGTCGCCCCCGTTGTGGCCGGGGCCGTTGAACGAGATCAGGTTGATGTCAGGTTTTCCGTTCATGGTTTAGGCGGTTGAGTTGGCGCAGGGTCCGCACGGCCAATTCGTGGTCGTTGTCGAACCAGCTGCAATGACGCACATTGGGCTCCTCGCGGATCAGCGCCTCGTACTGGCGGAGGAACTCGGTGTCATCGGTCAGGGCGCACATCGTCTCCCACTTCTCGGCGTACTTGCGGTACAGGTCGTGGGAACAGAGGAGGGCGCTCATGGCACGTGGGGGACGGAGTAGGACTCTCGGGTCTTGCGGGTCTTGGGCAGCCCCTTCACTTCGCGATACCGGCTCCGGTAATAGTAGGCCGACGCCTGCAGACGGGCGATTACGCGTCGCATCTTGCGGAGGTTCACGTTGGCCTCCTCCAGTTCCTCCTGCAGTTTCGGGACTGAGCATACAGCAATTTGCTCCGTCGGGTTCACAAGCTGCAGGTTGAAACGCAGCAGCAGTCGGTTGATCATCATTCGCATGTGTACACCTCGTTTTGTCGTTTGTAGCCTTTCGGCCATTCACCTTGGTTGACGGTGAAAGAGCGTTCCTCGAACAGAAGATGGTCGGTGGGTTGCACGGTGAAGCGGCCGTTCTCCAGCTTCACGAAGGTAAACTCCTTCGCCTGCTCCGGCACCTCGCTGAACGCGTCGTTGGCTGGCACCACGGTAAAGAGGTACTCGCCGTTGAACTCCCCCTTGCCGCAGCGGGCCTTCACCCGCAGCGCCCGCAGGTACGAGTACTCGTGCCCGCTCCAGTCGGTGCCGTAGCAGTCCCACCGCTGGGCCTGCCCCGCGCCCCAGTCGTCGGCGCGGTTGCCGTGGGACAGCGCGTGCAGCGGCAGGCCGCGGTACAGGGCGCCGCTTTCGAGCAACACGTTGCAGCCCCACATCCGCCCGGGCAGCGAGACCAACCCGAACCAGACGGCGGGCGCGTGCCCGCACGGCTCCCGGTGGGTGAAGGCGGTGTCCACCCGGACGTACTGGTGCTTGGGTAGGGAGCCGATGACGCTGTTCATGGTCACATGGTCTGGATAAACAACGGCGTCTGTGGTCCCACGTGAGCGCCGGCGACATTGAACCAGAAGTATTCCTCGGCGTCGTCGCCGTCCATGTCCTCGGACAGGACACGGATGCAGTCGTCGATCGAGTAGACGGCACGGGGTTTTTCCCCCGTCACGTCCACGCCGAGGAATGCGTCGTCTAGACCGTCGGCCAAAAGGAGCGTTAGCTCACGTTCCTCCAACCATCCCTCGATGTCTTTCCGGGTCAATCGGCACCTCACCACTTTACCTTGTCGGCCCAGTAGGCCGCCGACATCTTGCCCTTGGCGATGTTCTTCGCGTGGCGCGCCTTGAAGGACTTTCGCCGGGCGGCGTAGGAGGCGCTCTCGCCGGACTTCTTCGGCGAGCCCGACACGCCCTGCTGGCCGAAGCGGATCGTCTTCACCTTCGAGCCTTCCTTGGCGACGACGATGTGCGACTTCTTCGGGTGGCCCGGCGTGCGCTTGGGGTTGTTGTACTCGGAAACCCCGGCGTTCTTCAGAATGTAATCACGTACTCCCTTGTTCATGGCTCACATCTTTCTCTTCTTCTTTTTCACCTTCTCGGGCAGCGCCTTCATCGACTTGCCAGAGGACTTCATCTCCTCAGCAAACCGCTTGGCGACCTTGGGCTCCTTGGAGAACAGATAGCGCATCTGCGCCTTGGAATCGAATGGCATGGGATCAGTTGGGTTTCTGGTTCGCCGCGATGTAGTGCAGGTAGTACTCGATGATGTTGTTCACCTCCGAGGTCACGGAGCGACGGCTCTTCCGGGCGAGCTTCTTCAAGCCCGGTTCCAGCCGGGGGTCAACGCGGATCTGCAGCGGCAACTTGCGAGCCATGTCTTGACCGTGGGGATTAAACCCCCATCGTCAATACCAGAATGGTAAACCCAAAGCTGCTCGCCGACTCGTACCAGCCAGACTTCGGGATCGAGTGGATTCCGCCTCACTCCCGCGAGATCCTCGCGAAGATGCCGCACGACCAGCTTGTAAAGTATGCGGAGGCGAGGAAGTACGCAGATCTGCGGGCGGAGCAGAACCCAGTGGGCGCGGGTTGGATCCTGCCTTCTTGGCGGAGCGTGATGCACGCATGGAAGAAGTACCCGATCATCGTGATCCTCGGCGGTCAACGCAGCACCAAGTCCAGTTTCGCCTCGCGCCTGTGCGTGTGGGCCGCGGCCACGATCCCCGACGCGGAGGTGCGGGCGTACCACGTGAACGAGACGCGCTCGATCGAGGATCAGCAGCGATTCATCTGGGAGGGGCTGCCGGTCGGCATCAAGAACCTGCCCACCAAGAAGGGCACGTTCCACTCGGTGCAGTACAGCCAGAAAAACGGGTTCACCGACAACGTGTGCATTCTGCCCCCGCTGCCCGGCGCCAAGGGCGGCGGCGCGATCCGGTTCGGCAACTACCGCCAGTACCAGCAGGACGCGCAGGTGACGGAAGGGTTCAAGGCCCACCTGATCTGGGCCGACGAGGAGGTTCCGCCCAAGATGTTCGAGACGCTCGTGTACCGCACGACCGACTTCCACGGGCGGGTGGTGCTCACGTTCACCACGCTCTCGGGCTGGACGCCCCTCATTCAGGACATCCTCGGCCGCACTCGCACGCTGGAGAAGCGGCGGTCCAGCCTGCTCAAGGCCGACCTACCGGTCTTTCAGGAGTCGCTGTCCCGCCCGGGTGCCGCGATCTTCTACTTCTGGACGGAGGACAACCCGTTCATCGACACCGCCGATTTCCTCCGCAAGGTGCGCGGACGGCCGCGTGATGAGGTGCTGGCCCGTGCCCACGGCATCCCGACCAAGGCGATCTCGGGCGCGTTCCCCGGGTTCAACAAGGAGTACAACGTGGTGGCAGCGAAGGATCTGCCTTGGGTGAGGAATCCAGAGTACAAGGTCACACGTTACATGGCTATCGACCCGGCGGGATCCAAGAACTGGTTCATGCTTTGGGTGGCGGTGGACGCGGATGACACGTGGTGGGTGTACCGTGAGTGGCCCGATCACGACGACTGGGCGCTGCCCGGCAACGGTCCCGAGGGCAAGGCGGGCCCGGCGCAGAAGGGCAGCCGCAAGGGGATCCGCGACTACGTCGAGCTGATCCGCGATCTGGAGGGGCGCGAGGTGATCTTCGAGCGGTTCATCGACCCGCGGCTCGGCGCGGCCGAGAAGCAGTCCGCTGATGGGGCGGTCACCATCATCAGCCAGCTGGATGATGAGGACATGACGGTCATCCCGGCCCCCGGGGTGGACATCGACAACGGGCTGCAGCTTATCTCCAACAAACTGGCGTACGACGAGGAGAAGGAGATCAGCTCGGTCAATGCGCCCCACCTGTTCATCAGCGAGGAGTGCCAGAACTTCATCTTCGCGATGCAGGAGTACACCGCCAAGGGCGGCAAGGACGAGGCGACGAAGGATCCGATTGACGCGTTGCGCTACATCGCCGTATCAAATCCACGGTTCTACGACGAGACTGACCTCGTCGATACCACCAACCGCACCGGAGTTTATTGATGAAGGGCACCAAAGAGTCGAAACCGAGGAACGTATCCCGTCACAGCTGGATGAAGTCGATGCGTCTAGCTGCCAAACCGCGGCAACGCCGCCGGCCCCTACTGGGCCCTTGACTTGGGCTAGCATCAACCACAGCATCTGTTCGTGAGTTCCTACGACGGGAGCAATACGGACGTTGCGCCGACCGATCCCGGACTGCAAAAAGCCCCCAAGGGCGAGTCCGGTCCAGACTACCCGTCGCTAAAACGGGACTTCGAGCTTTGCACCTCGAACCTGCAGCCGTACGTCGATCAGTGCCGGGAGAACTATGACACCCGGTTCGCGCTCTGGGATGGTCAGTCGGCTGACGGGCGCAAGCATGCGCGTGAGGGTTCCAAAATCGACCCGACCCCGTGGGACGGGGCGTCGGATCTGCGGGTTTTCCTGACGGACGAGGCCATCAACGCTAAGGTGGCGATGCTGTGCATGGCCTTCCGCAAGGCGCAGTTGGTGGCGGTGCCGGTCGAGGGCAACGACCTCAAGCGGGCGAAGATTGTCAGCAACTTCATGAAGTGGCTGGTGCAGACCCAGATCCCAGAGATCGACCGGGAGGTGGAGCTGCTGTGCAACTACCTTTCCGAGAAGGGCGTAGCCGCTACTGGGCAGTTCTGGGAAGTAAGCCGGCAGAAAACGCTGCTCACCTTGCAGCTTTCCGACCTGCAGCAGCAGTTCCCCGAGGCGGACCTGACGGTGATGCTGACTGACCCGGTGATGTCAGGCACGCTGGTCTCGCTCTTCGAGGAGATCTACGGCTGCACGAGCAAGAAGGCGCGCAACATGTTGTCTGATCTGCAGCAGGTGGGGCGCACCACCGTGCCAGTGATCGGCAAGGAAAAGTCTCGTCCGGTAGTCCGAGCGTTCAACCTCGACGAGAACCTTTTCATCCCCAACTCGTCTACGGATTTGGAGACTGCCCCCGCGATTTACCGCGTGCAGTACTTCTCGGCCGAGCAGCTGCGCTCGTTCGCCGCGACCGAGGGGTGGAATCAGGAGTGGGTGGATGCCGCTATCGCCAGTTGCCGGGGCCAGTACATTACGCCCACCACCAACGAGTACATCCGGGTTCACTCGCGGTCGTTCAATTACATCCAAGAGGAGATGAATGACCTGATCGGCGTGGTGTACGCCTATCAGCGTCTTTCGGATGAGGACGGCTATCCCGGTATCTACCTGACGGTCTTCACCCCACTGATGGGGCCGGATGGCGCTGACCATCCCGGCTATGCCAAGCATGGGTTGCTGGGATATGCCCACGGGCAGTACCCGTTTGTCCTCCATCGCCGCGAGTTCCTGTCCCGCCGGCTGCATGACAGCCGCGGTATCCCGGAGGTAGGCAAGCCGTTGCAGGATCAGATCAAGGTCCACAAAGACAGCCGTATTGATGCGGCGTCGCTGGCGATCCTACCCCCGATGGGCTATCCGGTCGGGCGTCCGCCCGCCCGTTGGGGCGCGGGCGCGCGTATCCCGGAACGACGGCCCAACGAGTACCACTTCCTCGACCGGCCGATGCCGGACGGCAACACCGAGGCGAGCGAGCAGCAGCTGAGGAACGACTTCAACCGTTACCTTGGGTTCGCGTCACAGACGGGCGACCAGCAGTTCGCCCTGATGAAGAACCAGTTCGAGACCGACAAGTTCATGTCGAGCTGGTCGAAGGCGTACCGGCAGATCTGGTCCCTCTACCAGCAGTACGGATCGGAGGAGGTTTACTTCCGGGTGGTCGGCTTGCGCCAGCAGGAGCCCACGCAGTTCATCAAGGGCGGTCAGGATGAAGAGTACGACTTCGTGCTCAATTACCAGATCGAGGCGATGGACACGGAGAAGACCTTCGAGAAGATCAAGCAGATCGCCCAGATCGTGGCGACCGCTGACCGCGAGGGCGTCGTTGATTACGGCGAGTGGCTGCAGGCGATGATCGAGGCCATCGACCCGACGATTGCCGAGCGCATCATCCAGCCCAAGGACATCGGCCAAGAGAAGGTCGTGGCTGATATGCAGGATATGCTGGCCAAGATTTACGCCGGTCAGGATCAGGACATCAAGATCGGCACGCCGCCCGAGCTGGGCCTGCAGGTCATCCAAGGCTACGTGCAGAACGACCCGGTCGTGCAGCAGCGTCTGCAGAACCAGCAGGATCCGTTCGGCAAGCGCATCGAGAAGCTGACCAAGCAGTTGCAGTTCCAGATCACCCAACGCCAGAATGCCCAGATCGGGCGGCTAGGAGCGTAAATGACCAACCGCGAGCGGGAGGAGTTTCGTCAGCAGGCCGTCGCTTCGGCGATGTCCCAGTTGATGCCCAACATCAATTTTCAGCAGTTCATCAGTGTGCTGCGTGAACAGCGGGAAGTCGTCATCGAGGACATCTGTCGTGACGATAACATCAAGAGCGAGCGGGCAATGATGGCGCTCGTGGGTGAACTGCGCGCCCTGAAGGGCGTCATCGCGGTGTACGACGAGTACAAGCGTAGGGAACAGATTTGACCGTTGACTTAATCCGGTGACATGCACAGCTCATGTTTACCGGATGATCCTCGTCCGGACTTGGCGGCTTCACCGGCCATAAATGGTGATGATGTTAGTTGGTTAGGTGGCGGCTTCACCGGCCTTGATTGGTGATGAACTTGTTAGGGACGGGCGGCTTCACCGGCCATGATTGGTGATGAACGAAACTACTACTGAAGCGGCTTCACCGGCTTCCAATACTGGTGATGGAGACAAGTCGGGCAACGTATCATTGACGCAGGCGGCGGCGATGCTCTTTGCGAACGCGCAAAAGGCGGAGCCCAAACCGGCGCCAACCCCTCCCGCGGAGGACGCTGCCACGGAAGAGCCCTCGGCTCCCGAACCGACACAAACAACCGCGGAAACAGCAGAGACCGCACCCGAATCCTCCCAACCCGAGGCTGCCACGGAAGGGGAAGAAATCCCTGAACCCGAGGCGGAAGCGGAGAAGGAGGACGTTCCTTCCCAGAAATCTTCTTCGGACAAGGAGACCCGGATCCGCGAGAAGGTCCAGAAACGCGTCAGTGAGGAAGTGGCGAAGCGCAAGGCGTTGGAGGAGAGGCTGGCCAACTTGGAAGCGACCTTGAAAAAGGCCGAGACCGAGAAGGCAAACCCCCCACCCCCGATGCCCAAGGGCACTATGCCCTTGGCTGACTACACTGACCTCCCTTCCCTGCAGAAGTATCATGAGCAGGCGAAGCAGGCGGCGCGTTGGGCAGAGGACCAACTGGCCCGAGACGACATTAGCGAAGGTGTCACGGTGGGGGATCAAACCCTGACCCGCGACCAAGTTCGCGACGTGTTGCGGAAGGCCAAGATCGCGATCGAGGATCAGATCCCGGCGAGGCAGAACTTTCTCCTCACCAAGGCACAGGCATCTCAACAAGCCGTTCAGATGTTCCCGTTCCTAGCTGATCCTAACTCAGAGGACTACCAAGCCGCCGTCCAAGCCTACCGGCTCAACCCGTGGCTTCAGGATCTTCCCAACGCTGACTTCATTGTCGGCGTGCAGGTGGAGGGACTGAAGGCACTCAAGGCCCGGCAGACCACGGCGACCAAGTCTTCCAAGACTGCGGACGCTCCCGCTCCGAAACCCAAGCCCAAGACCATCCCGACGGCCAAGCCGGCGGGGGATCAGACGGCGGTGTCATCTGGCACCACGACTCCGCGCACTCCGACCGCCTCGGTGGCTCGCAATGCGCTGGATGCTCAACGGGAAAAGCTAAAACTGAAGGGCGCTGTAACGGCCAGTGAGGCCGCGGCGCTTCTGCTGCGTAGTGATCAACTTCGTACCAATCGTTAACTACCATGCCTGTCGCAACTACCTACAATGTTCAGGGGGATCGTGAAGATCTCACGAACTTCCTCACCATCCTCGAACCCGAGGATTGCCCGAAAACGTCCACCTTCGCCAAGACGACGAAGGTGACCAATGCCCTCCAGACTTGGCAGGCCGACAGCCTCGCGGCTGTTGACTTCTCCGGTGTGCTGGAAGGTCAGGACGTTCAGGCGTTCAACAACGAGGCCGCCAACCGCGCGCGCTTCGGCAACTACATCCAGACTTTCCGCCGTCCGTGGATGGTCTCCCGTCTGCAGGAGGCGTCCGATCCCGCGGGCGTGTCCAGCGAGGTCGCGAACTCGAAGGTCAAGGCGATGCGCGAGATCAAGCGCAGCATCGAGGCGGCCATCGGCTCCGACAACGACATGCAGGCCGACAACGGCGTTGTGCCGTGGAAGACCCGCGGTCTGGGCAACTGGATCCGCGCCACCGCGCAGAGCACCAACCCGGTGCCCTCGGCGTTCCTCACGCCGTCCGCCAGCATCGACACCACGGCGACCGGCTCCCTCACGGAGTCCGTGTTCAACGACGTGTTCCAGTCGATCTTCCAAGTGAACGGCGGTCGCCGCAACTACACGCTCTTCGCCGGTCCGTCCCTCAAGCGGGCGGTCTCGAAGTTCCAGCGTGTTGAGGGCACCTCCGGCACGACCAAGACCTATCAGGTCATGCAGGACGCCACCGAGGGCAAGGTGACCCTGAACGTGTCTGTCTATGACGGTGACTTCCACACGGTCACCATCATCCCGGACATGTTCAACGGCCTGCTCGACGGTGCCGATCCCTCGACCACCACCAACCAGCAGAAGGCCCGTGGCTACGTGATCGACCCCGCGCTCGTGGGGCTCGGCACCATGCTCGGCATGGCCGCTGATGAGTTGGAGGATCAGGGCGGTGGCCGTCGCGGCTTCGTCTCCACCTCGCTGCTGCTCGTTTGCAAGAACCCGAAGGGTCTCGGCAAGTTCGCGGCTTCCAGCTAACCCTAAACCAAGGAGACCATTACAATGGCTAGCCAAACCATCACCATCAACGATGACCGCGTTTCGCCCCTTTCCATTCAGGAAGAGGCGGGCACGGGCTTCTCGCACAAGTTCACCGTCCTGTCCTCGGACATCGCCCTTGCGGCGGCTAACGGCACCTCCGACACCGTCACGGTGACGATCGGGTCCACGCCGACCAAGTGGTACGTCAACCGCGCGCTGGCCAACGTCCGGACGGCTTTCGCCGGTACGGGCGGTTTGACCCTCGCGGTCGGCACGTCCTCGAACACGGGCGCTATGATCGCCGCCACGTCGGTCCTCTCGGCCGGCGTGATCAACACCGCGGGTTCCGTGGTGGCGAATGCCAGTCAGTCCACGTCCACGTCCGCCGCGACGCTGCAGCTGCTGTTCACGAACTCCGTGAGCGGCTCGCCCAGCGCCTTGACCGCGGGCGCCGTTGACGTCTATCTGAACTTGCAGGACGCCGCGCAGCTCCCGTAAGTGCTTGGGGGGAGTCGCTACGGCGGCTCCCCCCTTTCCCTTTCATGACCCAAGAAGTCGGCGACAACGAAGTCATCACCTCGCTGCCGGAGCAGTTCCTCCGGGAGTTTGAGAACGAAGTCCTCGGCCGCGTGCCGCAGGAAAAGATCGAGGCTGGGCTGAGACAGGCCAAGCTCGCCCGCATCATGAAGCAGGCTGGGTCGGCCCACATCCCCGGTGTCGGCCAGAAGATCGCCGAGATCGACGCCCGCCTGTACTTCCGGATGATGCAGTCGTTCGGCCACGAGGAGAACTGGCTGAGGGACATGCTCGCCGACAACCCGGAGCTGTGCGCTCCCGGGTATCGGCCCAAGAAGAACGGGCTCCGACACAGTAAGACGTTCGTAAATGGGAAACCTGTCTGATGGCCAGAACCCGCAACTACTCGGAGTTCCTGAACAGCGTTGTCCAGCTGATCGGGATCCCACCGTCACGGCTGACGACCGAGGTTGCGGACTCCATCAACCAGTTCTTCAACAACGCCATCCGGGACGTCTGGCTGGCGACGCAGTGGTTTGACATCTGCCCGCGGGGCGAGGCGCGGTTCGTCGGCAACAAGCTGACCTACCCCAACGATCTGGCCAAGACGGCCTACTGGACGAGCACCGGCCTAACCATCACAGCCAATCAACTGGCCAATCCGTTGGATGGTTCGGTCACCGCTAGCAAGCTGCTGGAGACCACGGCCAACTCGGAGCACCGGGCAGACCAGAACGTCACCTCGTTCTTCCCGTCCCAGCAGTACAACATCGTCGCCTACGTTCGGCCCAATGGTCGGAACAACGTGCAGCTGGTGGCCTACGACGGGGACACGACCTACAGCGCGTTCTTCAACATCGCGGCCGGCACGGTCGGCACGGTGGTCAACGCGACGGGCACGAGCATCACGCTCCAGCCCAACGGATTCTACCTGTGCCAGTTGAGCTTCACCGCTTCAGCCAACGCGACTTCCTCGGGCTCCTACAGCCTGAAGCTGTCCACCGACGGCAGCACGGTCAGCTACACGGGCGACACCGCCAAGGGCGTGTACGCGTGGGGCTGCCTCGTCCAACAGACGACCAATGTTCCGGTCAGCGACCTCACCATCCCGTGGCAGCAAACGGGGGAGGAGACGATCGAGGCGGTCTTTGACGTCTATCAAGCTTCGCCCGCGGCGGCTTTCTACCCGCGCTCGCAGGGCTACCTGCTGTCGCAGGACGGGATCCAGATGATCAATGGCGGCTGGGCGACGTACATCAACGGCGTCAACCAGAGCAGCATCTACGGTGTCCTGCCCTGCAACCCGGTGTTCCTGTACTACCGGAAGTACCTGCCGATGTACACCGGCTCGGACTACTCAGCATCTACGGCCTACGCGGTGGACGCGCAGGTGTACTTCACCGACGCCTCCGGCAACGGCAACTACTACAAGTGCATCGAGGCGACGACCCCCGGGGACAGCCCGAGCACCGCACCTTCCAAATGGTCGGTGATCCCGCTCTACACCGTCTTCTTCCAGTACTGCGTGTACCGGGCGTTCGGTGACTGGCTGATCTCTGACGGCCAGCTCGACAAAGGCGACCGGATTATGAAGATGGCCGAGCAGAAGTTGGCCGACTCCATCGAGGTGCAGGAGCGCCAGATGGGTGAGGTTCTCCCCACCAAGTTCCAAACGCACGTGACTTCCCGCAGCTGGTAACTCTTACTCACCACCATGGGCTCCTTCAACCTCAACAACATCTTTCCGAAGCCGGCGATCTATCGCGGCTCGCCGGTAGCGGATCAACGCCTGCTGGTGGACAATTCCGTGGGTGGCGTGCAGTTCGCCACCTTCAACGAACTGACCAACATGGTCGTCCTCGACGTGCAGGACGCTGACGTGATGTGCACGTTCGACGGGTCTGCCCCGACGAGCACCAACGGTCATCGCCTGTACAGCGGCTCCCACTACACGTGGAGCACCGCGACCGCCCAAGCCGCGAAGTTCATCCGGCAGGCCGGCACCAGCGCCAACATCCAAGCCTCGGAGTTCCAGCTATGATCGGGCTACTGGGCAGTCAGTATGACATGTTGGGCACGCGCATGGCGACGGCGCTCAACAACACGATCCTCCAAGACAACGAGGAGCCCGGCGTGTTTGACGGCCGGTTGATCACCAACACTTCCGACTTCTTGGTCACCGACACGGGTGACTTCCTAGAGTACAGCGAGTACCGCTAACTTTAACGACTAACTTTCGACGACCATGGCCAACATTCGCATCAGGGATCTCGCCAACTTAGCGTCCAGCTCGGCGTCAGATGACTTCCTCGCGCTGGATGGGTTGGCCAACGGCACGCGGAAGCTTGATGCGTTTAGTCCGACGTTTGGCGGCAACGCCACCGTGGGCGGGACGCTGACGGTGAATGGGGTTGGGCCGCACGCCTTTGCTGGGACAATCAACATCAACCCGTCCAGCGGCGACGTTCAGCAGAACTTCCAACGCGCTGGTACTGGCAAGGGAATCCTTTCCATACCGGGAACCGCAGGCAATATTGTCGCTGACTCAGCGGTCGACGACCTCGTAGTTCGCACGACTTCCGGCAAGGCGTTCCGAGTTACTACGGACGGAGGCAGTACTTCGTCACTTACGGTCACGACGGCAGCGGCCACCTTTGCCAAGGACATCCTGCTCGGCACTAGCGGTCCGTCCGTGCCGAGCACGTTGAGTGCGCGTGCGCCGAGGCAGGGTCTGGTGTTTGACGGGTCTGGATCAGCGGCCTCTTTCCCTGTTGTCACTATTGGGTCCGGCAACTTTACTGCTTCGGCAGTTGTTAACGCTACCAACTTTGGAGCGGTAGGTCGTGTTTTTATTCGAGGTTTACAGTTTGAGGTAGGAATTGATGCACTCGGCAAGGTCTATGCCTTCAACGGGACGACCATCCTTACATCAACAAATGCTGTCGTAGTTGGGAAAAATAGCGCAGTCGCATACGTAAAGAACGGTTCGACCGGCACGTTCTACATCGACGGAATTTCGGCTGGCACGGTGACTGATAACCTCACATACAGCACCGCGCTGGAGGTTGGCGGAAACAACGCGACATCAGGCTGGCTCGGCACGATTGAAGCTCCGCTGCTTTACAACCGCGCCCTGTCCGCTGCGGAGGTCAAGGCGTTGTACGAGAACGGCGTGCCTGCGGCGGCTGACATTAACTCAGCTAGCAATACGTCGTTAATTACTGGCGCTAACTCCGACTTCTCAAGCGATACGGGATACTGGACAAAAGGTTCTGGAGCTACTATTTCTGGCGGCACGGCAAATCTGAATGGTGGTGCCAATTCCAACATTTCTCGCGGAAATTTAACGGTACTTGGCAAGCGTTACCGAATCACGGTTACCGTTGTAACAGCAGATGCGTTTGCCTACGTCTCTGATGGTAACGTAACCACGCTCGTTACTGGAGCAGTTGCGGGATTTGGATCAACTGGAACCAAGACGTTTGAAGTTGCAATTCCAACGACCGCAGGTACAGGTACTGGACTCCAGATAGTCAGTCCTTCTGGAACCCTAGTTTTAGACAACTTGTTGCTGTACCCGCTCGGCGCCGTCCTCGCCCCCGACGCTACCCAGACCGGCGGTGGCCTCACTTGGTACGACACCTCTGGCAACGCGGCCAACATCACGCTTCCTGCGAGCGGGGTGGGCTGGAATGTGCCGTTTAGTGGCAACGTGACTAGCGGCGGGCAACTAAATCTGCGCGCTGGTGGAACCAATCAGCTCGTTTACATCGCGCCAAGCGGAACGGGTACGGTTCGATTCGGTGGAACGACTACGGCAACGCTGTTATCAGACAGCGGCTTAAACCTGTCCATCGGCACCGCGTCCGGCGGCGCCGGGCTGCACTTCCTGTCCGGTTCGCAAACTGCGTTGTTCGGCACGACTACAAATTCCAACAACGGGCGCCTGCAACTGGCGACGCACACGACCAGCACGGGCGGCATTGGGTTTGGAACGGATGTTAGTCTGTATCGAGAGAGTTTGGGGAGCTTAGTTATTAGCGGAACTAGTCTTTCCTATGGCGCTTCCGGCCTTCAAGTTTTCAATACGACCGGTAGCAGTTATGGTATTTCGGTGATGGTTAGCGGGTCGTCTTACGCAGCCGGCACAATTACTGGAGTAAACTCGATTATCCAGTCGGCGTACACCACTCCGCTTGCTATTGGCACCAATGCAGCGCAAGGGATTAAGCTCTACACCAATAATACTACCGCGCTCACAATTGATGCCAGCCAAAACGCGACGTTTGCGGGGGCGGTGACTGTTTCTGGCGGGTCGTTTGCCGCCGCCACAATCTACAAAACCGCCACTCTTGGACTGGTGATTGCTGGTGCTACCGGATCATCGGACGACTTTCACCTGACGTCCCCTGCCGGTCAGTCAATAATGACCGTCCCGACTGGGACGCGGAATGTGTCGTTCTCTGCTACGCTCACCACCGTTGGAAACATCACATCTGGTGCCGCGATTACCACATCGGCTCCCGTAGGTGGCGCTGGGTTGTGGGAGCTGGGTATCGCCAACACGGTCACCCCGACTGCACCCAACCGTACCATCACCATCGAGATCGCCGGCGTTGCATACTACATCCACGCCAAGACCACCAACGACTAACCTTCTCCTATGCAAACCACCATTCAACCAGTTGATGTCTACCCCGGTACGGCTAACACGCTGTACATCCGCGCCGGTAACCTCGGGCCCCCGCCCGGCTACTACTACGAGCTTCAGTCTGTCACCGTTGTGCCTCCGATAGCCGAGCAGCTCGATCCGACGGACGGCTCCGTCATCACTCCGGCGCAGCCCGAGCAAACCACGGTGGTGGTGCTGAAAAACGGGAACGTCTCGATGACCGAGCAGCAGTGGGATGACTGGGCGGCCGGCCCCATCACCGAGGACGAGCCCTACCAGCTCTCCTGCATCTCGGCCAACTTGGGGTTGACGGAAGTTCCGCCGGCTCCGTAAGAATCGCACGATGCCCAAGACCAAAGAACAGATCCGTACCGAAATCGCGTCGGCTCTCCAGAGCCAGACCATCAACACGCTGGTGGAGGCGCTCGCTGAAGCCAACGCGAAGATCGAGGAGCTCACCGAGAAGGTGGCCGGCCTCGAAAAGACCGACAAGTGAACTGGCTCTCCTCCCTGTTCCGCAAGAAGGCCGATCCGGTCCCCTTGTGGACAGGGAGGATCCTCACCGGCCCTGAGTTCCAGAGGCTGTTGGGGACTTGGGAGGGCGGGGGAGACGAGACGTACGCCGAGGTCAACTCGGCGGCGTTGCCGGCGTTTTACAACTGGTTTCAGACCAAGCTCTTCGACCTTGGCCTGACCCGGTGGAACCAACGGCAGGACTGCGACGACTTCGCCAACCTGTACGCGGATCTGCTTCAGCTCCGTTTCTACCTCGCTCAGTGGGAGCGCCACCCGCTCCCAGAGGCCGAGGCGCTGGCGGTGGCGCGTTTCTGGTATCGACCATCCCCGGGCGAGGGCCACGCGATCAATGCGATTGCCACCGAACGCGGCCTCCTCTACATCGAACCGCAGACAGGGCAACTGGTCACAGTCTCGCCCCAAGCTCCCCGCATCCGCTGCATCTTTTGATTCCCATGAACAAAGAAAAAACGCTCAGATGGTTGTCCCTCGTCGGCAAGGGCCTCGGTTTCATTACCGGCCTTGGTGCCATCCCGTTCGTGCCCCCGCAGACCGGCATCCTGATCTTCGCCGGCGCCTCGATCCTCAAGGACGTGGTGAACCGCATCGGTGACTTGGCCGACGACGGCAAGAGCAACGACTCGTTCAAGCCGTGAAGTTCCTCTCCGTCCTGTTCCTCTTGGCCGCGACCCTCGCGGCTCAGGTGGCCCCGACCCCGGTCCCGGTAGGGCGGAAGGCGATCTTCTCCTCGTCGGTGGAGGGCGGCACGTTGCCCTTCACCTACGTGTGGTACAAAAACAACACCCCGATCGCCGGCGAGACCAGTTCGTCCCTGACCATTGAGAGCGTCACCGGCGATTCCGCGGGCACCTACAAGGTGCGGGTCTCCAACTCGGTCGGCTTCGTCGACTCGAACGAGATCACCATCACGGTCCCGCAGGCGCCCATCCGGGCGACGATCAGTCTGTCGATCCTCCCGTAACTCGCGGCCGGATCACCGGCCCCCTCCGATTCGCCCTAGATGACACCAGACAACTTCGACCGACTCCAGTCGTCCGTCGATCGCATCGAAAAGGCGATCGTGGGGGATGCCCAGATGGGGCACCGTGGCCTTGCCCAACGGGTTGAACACATCGAGCACCGCGTTGACTCTCACGACAAGAAGCTCCTGCAGTGGGGCGCGGTCTTCGCCGTGATCGGCGTCGGCGCCTCGTGGCTCTTCAAGATCTTCACCTGACCGACCATGCCCACGACCCTCATCCGCAACTTCCCGACGACCGCGCCCTCGCCTGACGCCACCGACTTCATCGCGTTGGACGGCAGCGCGCTCGGCTCGCGCAAGTGGCCGGCGACCCGGTTCCAGAACCTCGGCACGGGTGACAGCCCGACGTTCACGGCGGTCTCCGACTCCAAGGGCAACCTGCGGGTGATCCCGCAGAACGCGCAGACCACCTCGTACACACTGGTCCTTGCCGACTCGGGTAAGCACATCTCCACCACCGCCGGAGTGATCATCCCCTCGGGCGTGTTCTCGGCCGGCGACTGCGTGTCGATCATCAACAACAGCGCGTCGAGCATCACGATCACCGCGACCGCCGTGACCTGCTACCTCGCCGGCACCGCCACCACCGGCAATCGCACCCTCGCCCAGCGCGGCCTTTGCAGCGTTCTCTGCATTGCCGCCAACACGTTCATCATCGCCGGCGGCGGGCTTACCTGATGAGCATCCAGCAGCTAGTCATGGCGGCTGGTGGCAAGATAAACGATGCCACTGGTGGAACGATCACCTACGACGGTGATTATCAGATCCACACGTTTACCAGTAGCGGCACGTTCACGGTTACCCTAGCTGGGGCTCCTTCCACTTACGTGGAGTTCCTGATGACCGGGGGCGGGAATAACGGTTCTTCAGGGTTGGTTAATTCCGGAGGGGTTGGCGGAAATGGCGGCCAAGGTGGCGGTGGGGCGCAGATCCAGACGAGCGCGGTTGCTCTTACGCTTTCCTCTTTTGGTTTGAATACTGGGTATTCTTGGACCGTAGCCGGGGTGGGAGGGACTAGTGTTCTTACGTACGCATTTTCCTCACTCACCTGCAACAATGTGGGCAATTCCGGAGGGGTCGGAGGAGTCGGAGGTGTTAAGAGTGGGGGGTCCGAAAGTATTGGTTTCGGCCAAGTCGGCGTTACGGGTACGGCCTCGACGATTGCTGGGACAGGCACCGTCTATTACGGCAGTAGTGGTGGCGGCGGTGGTGGCGGAACTGGCTTTACCGGCGTTGCCGTAGGTCTTGGCGGTACTGGCGGCACTGGTGCAGGGAATGGCGGCACGGGTGGCGCTTCCAACTCCGCAGGCTCTACCGGCATTGCCGCCACGGGCTATGGAAATGGCGGTGGTGGTGGCGGCGGCGCTGGTGGTACAGGAGGTGGAACGCAGACCCCCGGTGCCGGCGGGGCAGGTTCGCCGGGCGTGATCATCGTCCGATTCAAATACCGAAACATCTGATGGACAGGTATCGCTCATACGGCGCAGTTGATGATTCACCCGTTTCGGTGGGTGATGGCTCGTTCACGGGCGTCGATGAGTACAACGCGTCGGAGAACATCCGCCCGGGCAACGTGCAGAAGGCGGTGAACCACGACTTCTCGTCGCAGGATGCCCAGACGCGCGGCGGTTTTGTGTGCCTGCCGGAACTGGGCTCAAGCCCGTTCGGCCTTGGCGCTTCGTGGGTTTCCGAGACCACTCCGGTCAACAAGCAGTGGTCGGCGTTGGCGGTTGGGCCCAACCGGATCGTCGCGCTGCAGCCGGATGGCACCGGCGTGGACGACATCATGACCTCGGTGGATGGTTGTGTCTGGCAGAAAGCTAGCTCCAACCTCCCCCTTTACTGGTCAAGCATCACTTATGGCGGAGGCTTGTTCGTGGCGATGGCCTCGAACGCCCAGCTCTACCTGTTCGACACGAGCTTCGGTTCCACGGTGGTCAGCTCCACCGGAGACGACATCGGCTACGATCTCGGTTATCGGTCGATGACTTCCTACGACGGGCTGACGTGGACTGCCCAGACGGTTCCGGGCCCTTACAGCTGGTCGGGCATCACCTATGGTGGTGGGCAGTTCGCGGTCGTGGCCAATGGCGATGGCGGCACCACGCAGGTAATGACCTCGACCGACGGGTTCACGTGGACGTTGCGGAATACCCCCGCAACACAGCCCAACCACAACTGGCGCAGCGTGACCTATGGTGGGGGAAAGTACGTGGCCGTCGCTTCAGGCGGAACCGGCAGCAATAACCGGGCAATGTATTCTTCCGACGGGGTTACGTGGCTAGCCACGAGTACGCCGACCGATCCTTCGGGCTGCGTCAGTGTGGCGTACGGCAACGGTGTCTTTGCCGCGGTGGCGACGACCAGCACCAGCGGCACGCTCGGGGCAATGAGTTCCCCGGATGGCATCGTCTGGACGGCCCGTACCACAGCCAACGACGACTGGACTTCGATCACGTTCGGCAACGCCACGTTCACCGCGGTCGGCAACTCGGGGGTGGCGGCCAACTCGGTGATGATCTCGACCGACGCCGAGACGTGGACAAAGCGTGACGCGGCCAACGGCAATGCGTGGTCGGCGGTGGCGTACGGCATCGGGCTTTACGTGGCGGTCTCGACCAATGGCTCGCCCAATCAGGTGATGACCGCGACGCCAGCCAACTCGGTCTGGGCCACCGGGTTGTTCTCGGATCCGTCCACCCCGTCGGACATCTGGATCATGGTGCTGGGCTCGGAGACCGTGGGTTTCTATGCCAACGGCAAGACCAGCCGCACGATCAGCCTCGGTGGCGAGACGGTGATCCGGCAGTCCACCATCGTTCAAGCAAACAACCAAGTGTACATCTTCCGCGGCGAAGATAGCACCCCCCTGTACTGGAACGGCGAGTGGGACACGTCGTTCGTGCCGGTGCCTAACACCACGTTGCCGGCGTCCTTCAACTCGATCCCGAATAGCAATCAGGCGACGTACTACCAGAACCGCCTGTGGGTGGTGAACGGCAAGGACAACATCGCCGCGTCGGACATCCTCGCGTTCACGGACTACGACCCGCTCGCCAACGAGATCAGCACCAACACAGGCAACTCGGACTACGTCGTCGAGACCTTCCCGTTCGGCCAGAACAGCCTCGTCGTCTTTAAGAACAAGTCGATCATCCTGCTGCAGAATGTGGAGGGCAGCCTCTCCGACGTGACCGCTACCGAGATCACGCGTCAGGTCGGGTTGGTCGGCATCAACGCGGTCACCACCGTCGGCCCGGATCTGGCCTACGTCAGCTACGGCAACGTCAACATGCTGACGCTGACCTCGACCAACAACTCGACGCAGCACAAGACGCTGCCCCTGTCGTCGCGAGTGAGGAAGATCATGAGCCGGGTCAACTGGCCCTACGGCTACAAGATCAGCATGGGCTACTGGAGCAACAAGCTCTACATCGCCTTGCCGCTGGACAACAGCACGGTCTGCAACGCGGTCGTTGTCTACAACTTCACCACCGACCAGTGGTACGGTGAGTGGAACTTCGCCCCCGAAATGTCGATGGCGATCCAGAGCTGGCAGGTGATCGACTACCTCGGCCTGCAGCGCCTGCATGCGATCACCGAGGACGGCCGGATCTTCGTCACCGACGAGGGGCAGAACGACATCAGCGGCTCCATCGTGGCTGAGATCTCGACCGAGCTGGTCACCCGCGCGTACGACACGTCGAACCTGAACCACTTCCAGCGCCGGCTGTACCTCGACCTTGCCACCAACCGCGCCCGGTTCTCGGCCTCATCTTACAGCGAAGGGGCCAATGAGGAGTCGGTCGTGCTGACTGACCAGACGTACAGCCGGGCGGAGAGTTGGAAGTTCAACGACACGCCGTACGACCTGACCAACGCGAACAACGACTACAACCGCCCGTACCGGAAGGACTACGCCACCGGGCCGATTGGCGTGCAGTCGGGCACGGGCTTTGAGCCCGAGATGGTGCAGGAGTTCCGGCTGCCGCTGATCACGCGTCGGCAGGGCCGGTTGAGCTGGATGAAGGTCACCAACACCCAAGGCTTCATCTCGGTCATGTCCCTCGGATTTGAAACTCGACCCGGTCAACGGGCCAACCTAGTGCAGATTTAACTTAATTATGAGCCCCTCGTACGATTTTAAGATGCCAGAGACTTTTGTTCCCCGTCCGATGCCTCCGCCGATGTCCCCGCCCCCGGCACCGCCCGCGTTCAACCCCAACATCGGGGGCCGAGTTCGTATGCCCGAGCCTGAGGACGGCGAGGATCTCACGGACCTGATGCAGTACTATCAGCCGCAGCCGCCGATGTTTGTGTCGCCGATGGGGACCGTCAATTCCGTGCCGTCCATGTTCGGTGGGGTGACGATGCCCCCGGGGCCGGCGTCGGGTTATGTCCCCCCGACCATGGTGGGCCCCGGACAGCAGCTGCCCACGATCACGTCGGGACAAGGGGTTGGGCCCGATCCACGGTATCGCCCCTACACCCCGCCCCCGATGGCGCCCGCGCTTCGTGCGCCGAATGGGTACAACCCTCTCTACGGGTCGATCATCCCCAACTTCAACACGGTGTACCCGAATCCTCCGGTGACTGTGGCGGATCCTTTCCCGCCACCGCCGTCGAGTCCCCGGCTCATTGAGCCGATGCCGATGCCCCGGCCGATGCCTCCGCCGCCTCCGTTCAATCCCAATGTCGGGGGTCGGATCCGCATTCCGGAACCGGATGAGCCGGAACCCGAGGGCAACGCGTTCTTCACGCTTTAACCGACTACCATGGCCAACGTCACTCCCGGCTACACCTTCACGGGCACCACGGACCCGATCACGTTCGTCAAGCTGAACCTGATCGCGCAGCCGACGGTGGTCATTGGGAACGACGAGGTGACGTCGGCCATGATCGCCGCAAACAACACGTATGAGTCGCCCACACTGGCCGATGGCACGACCATCGAGCAGGCGACCCCGCTCTACGAGACCTACTCGTCGGTGACCTTCGCGGCCACCATCGCGCTCGCATTCACCGCGACCGACGGGAACACGCGGCGCATCGCCTGCGTCAGCAACACGGCTTCCACGATCAATGCCGCCTCGGTTCCCCGGGCCGGCTACGTGCTGCGGATCAGTTTCATCACTGATGGTACTGGCGGCAACGTCATCACGTTCGGCACGAACTTCAAGAGCACCGGCACGTACACGTTGTCCACGGCCGCCAAATACTACTCCATCGTGTTCGTCTCTGACGGCACGTCGCTGATTGAACTCAGCCGTACCGCCGCCGCGGGTTAACGATGCCGCAGGTATCGCCACCGATCACCCCTGCCAACTCCTCGCCGGTGGTTCTTCCACCGTTCGTGGTGTCGAGTGGGCGCGGGCCCGACGCTTGGTGGAGTGAGCCTAACGACGAGGATGCAGGATTGTACCGCCCCGAAGGCGCAGGAGAAGAGGGGTTCTACATCACCCCCAACCTGTTCACGTCGCCGGTTACCCGGCCGACGGCGCCTACCATCCCGCAGATAACTCCGACGGCCGGGGCAGTCGGATCACCGCGAACCACCACTACTCCCGACACGCGCACGCCGACGTGGGATGAGTTGAAGGAGATCCTGCTTACCCCAGAAGGGCGCGATCAGGAAATCCAACGTCGCGTTCAGAGGGCTGGGGGGTATGGGAATCTCCCCGACTCTCAGATTCAGTCGATCGTCAATTCGGTCTACGAGGACTATGACGATGTCCAGCGGACGGCCGCCGGCGTTGCCGCCCGTAACGCCGCAAACCAAGGTGGCCCGCCGCTCGTGCTGCCTTTGCCGATTGACCCCACCGCCGCGATCCTCGGCACCCTGATCCTGAACCGGGGTAATCTGGAAAACATATTTGGCGGTGGGATACCCAATCCCGTTCAAGTAGCCACGAACGTCGGCGGGATCATCTCCAATCCAGTGGGTACGGTCGTTGAGACCGGCAAGAACCTTGGCGAAGACATCGCCAATCTGAACATTGGTGGTGGCTCCTCGATCGGTGGCGGTGGCGCGCCTTCAAGCAGCACTGGTGGTGCGGCTACTGGTGGTGCGGCTACTGGTGGTGCGGCTACTGGTGGTGCGGCTACTGGTGGTGCGGCTACTGGTGGTGCGGCTACTGGTGGGGGTCAGCAACCTCCTAGGCGACTGGACCGGACTTCGTTGCCCCCCGGGACTAAATCTCCTGACGGCGTGTTGGAGGTTTCCCCGACAGGCGTGTGGGAATACCCGGCCAACATTTACGGGACTCCAGCCAACCCCAACGACCCGCTGAACCAGCGAGCTGGGTATGGGACGAGTTTACCGCCGGGAACCCGGTCTGCTGATGGCCGCCTAGTCGTCACTTCAAACGGGGTCTGGATGGAGGATGTCGCCCCTTCAACTTCCTCGCCCAGAATAAACTTCCCCGAAGGCTCCGAGATGCGGATGCCCGACGGGTCGATAGTCGTTATGACCGCTGGGGTTTGGCGCCCCAAGGGGCAAGTTCCCGTAGGTACGGGCACTACCCCGGGTACGGGAACTCCCAACGATATTCGCACCGGCGCTACTCCCGGAGGGAACAATAACATTTTTAACCCCGGTGCAGGCGCGAGCACGGGCGCGGGTGCAGGCGCGAGCACGGGTGCAGGAGCAGGTGCGAGCACGGGCGCGGGTGCAGGTGCGAGCACGGGCGCGGGTGCAGGTGCGAGCACGGGCGCGGGTGCAGGCGCGAGCACGGGTGCAGGTGCAGGCGCGAGCACGGGTGCAGGTGCAGGCGCGAGCACGGGTGCAGGCACCCCGAGTACCGGCGGGGGATCGCCAGAGAGCGTCAATACCACCCCCGGCGGGGTGGTATTGGCCGGTACTGGCGGTAACCGGCCCTCTACCGGCACTACCCCAAGCACCGGCACTACCCCAAGCACCGGCACTACCCCGGGTGCGGGCACTACTCCGAGCACTGGCGGAGGAACGCCTGAGAATGTTACGCGCACGCCCGGCGGAGTCGTGGTCAATACCGGGGGTAGGATTCCTTCTGGGGGTGGCGATGACACCATTGGTGCTAACACCGGCACTTCTGTTGGTACGGGCACTGGCGGTGGCGCTAGCACTGGCGGCGGCGCTAGCACTGGCGGCGGCGCTAGCACTGGCGGCGGCGCTAGCACTGGCGGCGGCGCTGGCGGCGGCGGTGGCGGCGGTGGCGGCGGCGGTGGCGGCGGCGGTGGCGGCGGCGGTGGCGGTGGTGGAGAGACAACCACTCCCGGAGGCATCGCGATTATTCCTACTGGCGGCGGAGGCGGATCAACTACAACAGGCACTAACGTGAGCACTGCATTGACTGGCACTTACAACTTCACTCTCCCGCAGCCGAATCAGCTGATCATGCGGGACTTTGGTAAGGAGGGCAGCACCTCCTCCGAGGCCCTCGAAAAGTTGAGGGAGCCGATCGTGGACATGTACAAGGAACTGTACAACGCGTTTGCCCCCACGTCGCTGACTGGTCCGGCAGGCACGGGGTACGACCCCACCGCGACCTCCCGCCTGCAGCGGGATCTGACTGCGCTGCAGGCCGCGGAGCGTCGGGAGCTTTCGGCCGAGGACATCCGCAATGCCCAGCAGGCGGCGCGTGAGGCGGCCGCCGCCCGTGGTCAAGTGTTCGCCCCCGGCGCTGTGGGAGCTGAGATCCTTGGCCGCGATGCCTTGGCGCGGCAGCGCGAGGCCGAGGCGCGGGCCAACTACCAGCAGTCGATGCAGAACGTGGCGAACGCGGTGCAGCTGAAGACGGGTAACCTCTTCGCCCCGATCGCCAACCTGCTGCAGGGTACGTTCAACCCGTACAGCCAGTACGCCAATCAGGTGTACGACTACAACGTCAACGCCTACAACGAGTACCAAGCGGCGAAGGAGAACCTCGCGGCGTACAAGGAGGCAGCGGCTCGCGGTCAGGAAGCTCAGTTCTTGAATGCGTTCGGAAACTTCCTCAGTAAGAACGGCATTCAGACCACTCAGCAGCAGCTTGGCGGTCTCTTCCAAGGTCTGATGAACATCTTCGGCGGTAAGTCTTAATCCTTCTACCCATGGCCTTTGTCGCACCCAACCGAGAAGCCGGTCGCATCCTCTATCAGGGGATGATGGATCAGGCGCGTGGCATCGCTGGCGCCGTCAACCAGTTCGTGGATGAGGGCTACAAGCGGCAGGAGCAGGACAAGGAGTTCAACGCCAAGCTCAAGGTGACCGAGCAGGCGCTGGGTACCTTCATCAAGCCGAAGGCCGCGGAGTTCGGCACGACCCCCGAGGCGATCGACGCGTTCCTCAAGGTCAACCCCAGCGAGAGCCCGAAGGAACGCTACCTTCGGTTGGGCGGATTCCTTGAGCAGGCGATCACGACGTCGAAGATGACGCGTGACATGCAGCAGGCCGAGACCCAACGCAAGTACACCGACGCGCTGGCGGTCAGCGCATTGGCGCAGAAACAGGCGACTGAAGCGGCGACCGCCGATCGTCTTCGTGAAGCCCAGCAGGCAGAGCGGTTCATCAAGGGCGTCAAAGAGCTAGAGCAATTTGAGCAGCTGGAGCAAAGTGATGCCCCGTTCACTATCGAGCAGGCGGAGCGTTACCAACAGCTCAAGGGTAACGAGATGCTGAAGGCGGCGCGTCAGGCCGGCGAGCTTGGGATGGATGCTGCGAGCTTCATTAAGATGACGCAGGGTAACCGCGCCTTGGACCTTCAGCAGCAAGACATCACCAACCGCAAGATGGTCGCGGACCTCAAGGCTGAGAACGACCGGCTGCAGGAGCTTATCAAGGCGGGCCAGAAGCAGCCCCCGGTTCCCGCGGGCGAGGTTACTGTCGCCGGGAAAAAGATATCGACGGTTTGGGGAGGGTCGAGCAGAGGCTATGTGGATCCGAAGAGCGGTCTTCCGGTCAGCATCCGCATCACCAAGACCGACCCGAAAACCGGCGACCAGAGCACCTACGATGGTGGGATGAATCCGGCGCTGTACGACTATTACAGCAAGGGGGGCCCCGGAGCGGGCGATACTGCGGCCGTCGATACGGGGGCTGCAACTGAGGGGGCTGCAACTGAGGGGGCTGCAACTGAGGAGGAACAGCCCGATCCCGCCAAGCTGACGCGGGTCAGCGGCACTGGCACGGCCAGCCGCGGACCGATCAACATGGACTTCCTGCTCAAGACCGCGCCGAAGTTCAACAGCGCCGAGGAGGTGCAGGCCGCGGTCAACGACAATCCCAGCTTGATCGGCAAGATCGTGTACGTGGGAGGTGTGCCGATGCGCGTCAGCGGTCCCGAGTAACCCTTTCTCATGGCTCAACCCATCAAGATCACCCTAGAGCCGTTGACCGAGCAAGAGGGCGAGAGGCCCTTGTTCACCTCTCCGGCGGAGATCACTCCGGAGCAGGCGGCGGCGCAGGAGTTTGAGTCCATTGTGGGGCAGGCGATGGAGTTGCCGGAAGGCTTCCAGCCCCCGGAGGTGGGGCCATACACGGACATCGAGGCGACCAAGGCCAACATCCCCATCAAGCTGGAGCCGGTGGTGTATGAGTCCACCGAGCCGGGGATGTACGAACGTGTTCTTGGGGCGTTCCTGCCGGATAAAACGCAGGCGGCACTGGCTCAAGCGGCGGAGACCGCGGGGGAGAAGTACATCAAGCCCGCCTACGACTGGCTCACCACTTCGCCGCAGTTCGTCCGGGATGCGGTCAAAAAGCAGGAGGCAAAGATCGACGAGATACTGGCGAGGCCCCCGGCTCCGGCCGAGGAGGATGTCGTGGTGGACCCGATGCTCGGCATCATGCGGTCGCAGGCTCTGCCCGACGAACTGAGCCGCGAAACGGCCAAGCTGGTTGCACTCAAAGTCGGTGAGGCCGTCAGCTCCCCCATCGACATGGCGTCGGTGGCGACGGGCGGTGTCATCGGTCCTGCGGTTACGGCGGCGAGGAGGCTAAGGAGGGTCTCCGACCCGTTTGAGAAGACTGTCCGCGGTGTTGATCTTGGCGTCCAAGTTACCGCGGCGACGCCGGCGGTGGTGGAGGCGGTCAAGGCCATCAACGAGGCGGTGGCTGACCCCACGGCGGGCAACGTCGCAGGTGCTACGGCCAGCACGTTCTTGGCCGCGTTTGCCGGGTTGGGCGCGGTCGATGCCTTCAGGGCAACTGGTACGCGGATCTCCGACGCGGATCGCGTGGTCTCGGACAATGAGTGGGACGCGGTTCGCAATCGCGTCAAAGCCGCGCAGATGACCGACGAGGATTACTCCGCGATGATGCGGCGTCCCCTCGCGTTGCCGGAAGGGCTGCCCCAGATCGACACTGCCCGGACTCCGGAAGGGGAGTTCATCCGCACGGTCATCCCGTCCAGCGAGACAGTGGCGGTTCGCCCCCCGCTGGAACTGCCAGCTGCGCGTCCCCCCGTTGAGGAGTTCGTCCGCACCGCTATCCCGTCCGGTGAGACGATCCGTGTGCCGCCGCCTCGCGATGAGCTGGCGGAGGCCAACGTCCGTTCCGTTGCCCGGACCAAGGAGTTTAACGAGCGGGTAAAGCGCATCACCGAGACTTTCCGCGAAGATGGTATCGTGCTGAAGCGCGATCAGGCGGTGATGATGGCGAACATCACGGACCCCCGTGAGTACTCGCTCACGCGGCAGGCCATCCTCGACACGGTCAAGCCGCTGCCGCAGAATGTGCCGGCGGCGCAGCAGGTGCGGAAGGCCACGGCGCTCAAGGGCTTCGAGGAGCTGACGCCTGAGATGGTGGGTCAAGGGTCGATAAAGCTCTATCGGGGTACGAAGCCTGAATGGGAAGGGGCTCCGACGGTTGGGGATGCGTTGTTCATGTCCCCCGATCGGAAAGTCGCCGAAGCCTATGCCGGGAAGACGGGCAAGGTCACCGAGCAGGATGTGACCTTCAACAATTTGTTGGAGGCGGATACGTGGATACAGGCCAAGAGCAAGTTGGGTTTGGCCCGGGACGCAGGTATGGACGGCCTGATCCGCGCAGCGAGGGCTCAAGGATACGACGGGCTGTCGTTCACGTCCAAGTGGGGTAGGGAGTATGTAGTTATCCCTCCTGCAAAGAAGGCCGGAGTGGTGGCAGGCGAAGTGCCAGTGCTGGAGAAGGCTGCCCCCGCGCCCGAGCCGTTGGTCCCGCTGCCCAAGAGCCCGCGGATGATCGAGCTGGAACCACTCATCTACGATTCAGGTTTGGTGGATGAGGTGGGCAACCCGGTGTTCGTCAATGAACGCGGCGCCCCGGTGGACCCGCGCAAGTACCAAGACCCGCGGGAAGTCGTGCGTACCCCGCAGGAACAGGCGCTTTACGACCAGCAGATCAGCCGTCTCGTGGAGCTAGACCGCAAATCCACGGCGCTGGAGGTGGTGCAGCAACTACCCGAGAACGCCCCGGTTACCGTCCGTTTGCCCGAGGCAGAGACCCCGGTGCCGGCCACGTTCCTCGGCCGGGTGCCGGACAGTGCCGGCTTCTCCCGCGTGGCCACCAGCGAAGGCGAGATGGTGGTCCCCAACGTGGACATTGCGGCGGCAGCGGCGCCTAAACCGAAAGCGGTCGTGAAGGCACGCCGTCCTGAAGTGGTTCGTACCGAAACTTCCGTAGTTCGTGCTGAAAGCCCGGAAGTTCGTACCAAACAGGCTGCTTTGGGGGCCGCCGAAAAGGATGAGTATGTAGCCGCGCTTTCGATGGCTGCCTTCAAGGAGATGTTGGTCAAGGCCAAGGCGGGCAAGACGAGCAAGAAGGAAATCGCTAGGCTGGAGAAACTTCGCGATGATGCGACCAAGGAGTTCCTAGCCGCGGGCGATAAGAAGATCGACGCCAAGCAGGAACTTGAGGCGGTCCAGTCTCGTGCAGAGCCGGCCAAAGTTCGCACCAAGACCCCGGAAGTTCGTACCGACTCCATCAAGGTTCAAGAGAAGGCGGAGCAGATCCAGAGCCGCATTGAGTATCTGGATGAACTCAAGGCCACCCGCGAGATCACTCCCGAGGAGCACAAGACGCGGGTGGTGGAAGCCAAAGCGGAACTGGAGGCGGTGAAGAGTGCCCCTCCGACGATCACCAAGGTCAAGGATCCGACCGTCGGTGGTTGGGATGTCCAGCTGGGGCCCAACAAGTACCGCATCTTCCGTGACCCAGAGGATCGCTGGTGGTACTTGGATGGCCCGGGCCATCACTCCCGGCGGGTCTTGTCCGCGGGGGGGACCAAGGCAGATGCCATCCAGAGCCTTACTGATAAGGAAGCGTATTGGCGGGATCTTATCGCCCGGGAGAACGCGTTCATTGCCCGAGCCAAGAAGCTGCGAGACGCCGCGATGAAAAAGGGGATGGTCTCCCGAGTCGAGGACTGGGCGGACAAGACCCTCAAGGATTACCAAGGGCGGGTATCAGCCAACCCCTTCCTCGACCCCAAGTGGGTGGCGGCCAATGCCGTCAAGGGCGCCTTCATCATGGGGCGTGGGGCCACCACGTTTGGTCGTTGGTCGGCCGGGATGCTCAAGGAGCTGGGCGAGGAGATCCGCCCGCACCTCCGCAAGCTCTGGAAGTATCTGCACAACGAGGACGTCCCCGGCATCCTTGCCGGACGCCGACGCGTAAAGCCCACGACCAAGATCACCCCCGCTGAGTTGATCCAGCAGGCGGTGGGTGATGCGGCCGAGAACCGTCGCCTCTTCTTGGCGATGCGTCAGGGCACGGGTGTCGCCAAGAACCCCGAGGTCACGTTCACCACCAAGCCGGACACCAATGGGAAGACCAAGCCCATCACCGTGGGTGCCACCACTGGCGATGGCGGCAAGTCCTACGACGCGTGGATGGAGGAGACGAAGGCGTGGATGAGCCCGAAGGAGATCGCCGACGCTCGCCTCTGGTATCGGGAGGCGAACCAGATGTTCCGCGACATCTACGGCGACGACATGCCGCGGGAGCTGCTGCTGTGGCTGATGTCCCAGCAGAACGTCTCGCCCAGCGGCGGGATCGGGAACATCTCTAACGTCAAGGACATGCTGGCCGGGATCGGCTTGGGCAAGAAGGGTGGTCTGGCCCACAAGAAGCTGATGGCGGTCCTGTCGGGCGAGATGGCCGAGGGCACCGCTGCGGGCCTGAGCCGCAAGCTGCTGGACTTCGTTGACTCCGGTCAGCTCAAGAACACGCGCACGTTCCACGGGGATGATCCGGCGATGGGGCAGCCGGCTGTGGCCGACGTGTGGTCTGGACGTGACTCCGGCCACGTGGACCATCAGACGCTGTCGCGGCTCTACGATATGGCCGAGAGCGGCAACCTCTACCTCGACGGCGAGCCCGTGAAGCTGGAGGTCTCCGAGTTCAAGACCATCAAGGAGGGTGCCGAACGCCGCCGGGTTCCGCTGGAGATGACGTACAAGACGGCGTCCATGCCGGAGCCGGTTCCGTTGGAGGTCGATCTCACCTCGTCCCCCAGCGGCACCCAGTACGAGGGCGTATCCAAGTGGATGAACGATGGCGCCCGGCGCATGAACCTCGTCGGGTTCGCGGGCATCACCGACTGGACTCCGATCGAGTTCCAAGCGGTGGGGTGGATGCGGACCCTGAAGCAGTACGGTCGCGCTGGCCAGACGGTGCAGGAAGCGTTCGAGTCCAACATCCGCCGCATCCCGGCAGAGGTGAACTACAGCAGCGGGTCCATCCTGCCGTTCGAGTTCCCGGCGTGGGGCGATCTGGAGCCCGCGGCTCAGCGCAAGATCACCACCGACGTGCTGAACAAGCTAGTGCCCGACCTAGTGAGGGCGGTCGGCGGGTCGTTGAAGCTGGTGAACATCAGCGAGGGTCAGGGTCGGTTCGCCGGCGAGGTGAGCCCGATGACCTCGATCGAGGTGTTGGGTAGCGACGCCGCCACCACAATCCTGCGGGATGCGCTGGCGTACGTCACGGACCAGCAGGCCACGATGAGCTGGCGTGCCGTCGTCGGCGGTGAGAACAAGCGCGCTGTCATCATCAAGCGGGCCGATGGCCAGAAGCTTTCGGACGCGGACCTCAACCGGATCACCGGCGAGGCCAAGCTGGAAGGCTATTCGGTGATGCGGTCGCCCGGAGACGGGAACATGATTCTCGTCACCGATGCGGATCGGAAGTTTACGCCCCGTTCCTTCAGCGCCGAGAAGGCCAAAGCTCTGACCATCCGGTTGGAGGAGTGGACAAAGGGCAACCCGGACCTCCCGCTTGACGTGCGGGATGTACCCTCAACCATCAAGTCGAGCACCAATGACTGGAACAAATCCCCCAATGGCGAAGTCTACCTTCAGAACATTGTCCGCGCAGGAGGCGGAACGCGAGTTTCCCAACTCGTGGATCTTCGTAAGCGGTACGCGTCAGAATACCTCGAACCCGCGTTCGCTGAACACTCTCCCCAACTCCTTGAGCAGTTTAGGGCCGAGAGAGCTGATGCAAAAGGCCGCTGGCTCCCTGATGCTATTGCCCGACGAGATTTCCGAGACGCCATCACAGCCGCCGCAAAGAAGCACCCGTACGGAAAAGCGGTAACGATCAAGACGGCGGAGGAGTACGCTGAACGGGGGTTCAAGTTCTACCTCGCGCCTGACAAGAGCGCCGGCGTGGGCGTCACCCCTGACGGGGATCTGGTCAGCGTGTTCAAGGCGCCGGGCTCCAAGGCGGATGTCGATCCACTGCTCAAGCAAGCGGCGGAGCGGGCGATCAAGCTCGACGCGTACGACACCGGCAATGGTTTCCTGATCAACAAGTATGGGAAGCTGGGCTTCCGCCCGGTGGCCCGCGTGGCGTTCAACCCCGACTTCGCCCCGAAGGGCTGGTCGTACAAGCGGCTCGGTCGTCCGGACATCGTGTACATGGTACGCGATCCTGACGGGGTGACGGGTGCCCCGAAGGTCGAGGGCAACTACTCGGAAATCCGCAACCAGATCCCGCCGCTGCAGTTTGAGGACGCGGTCAAGCGTCAAGCTGCTGCGGCAGATGACGTCCGCACTGATCGGTCAATGAGTCGCGCTCGGCGTGGAGCTATCAACCTGTCCCTGCTCAGCGCCCTTGGTGAAAGTTCCATTGGCAGCGCGATCGGGTTTGCCTACGGCTACAACAAGGACAGCAGCGCCTCGACCATGGACCGTATCATCAACGGGTTCATGTGGGGTGCGTTGGGCGCAGGCGTGGCCAACACCAAACTCCGCAACGCGGTGTTCGACGGGCTCTACAAGGCCCGTATCCCGGTGAAAGTCATGGGGCCCGGGGCGCAGAAGTTGCTGGGCGGTATGGACAACTGGCCCATCTTCGTCCGTTCCGGATTGGGGGAACTGTACGACGTCATCAAGGGCGAGCGGATGCTGGCGGAGTCCGTTAAGGACACGCCGCTCAAGGCCCTCGATGCGCTGGAAAAGATGCGGGGCAAGGTCGGGACGCCCGGCGACTGGACCGCAGTGGGCGATTACTTGGCCAACCAAGCCAACCCGATGCTGATCCTGAACAAGGAACTGCGGGCGCAGGCCAAGATCGTCCGCAGCACCATCGATGACTTTTCCCGCAACCTTGTCGCTCTGGGTATCGCCACGCCCGGGAGCGACCTGCACGACACAATCTACAACAATCTGGGCAAGTACCTGACCCGGACGTACAAGATCTTCACCGACCCCAACTTCGAGTACGACCCCGCCAACGTCGTGCGGGCGGCGACGGAGTATGCCACCCAACTGAAGCTGGAAGGGGATACCCGCCCGTTTGCGGATCTGGTCAACGAGGGTCAGGCACAGGCGGCTTACCAGATGGCCAAGGTCAAGGGCACCGGCATGGAGCCCGCTCGCTCGTTCGCACAGGGCAACGGCATTGCCCGGGTGGACGGTTCGCTCCTCAAGCCCCGCAAGGAACTGTCGGAGGCGTGGGCCGAGATGCTGGGTATTGAGAAGGATCCCATCCGCGCCGCTGCGATCACCGTTGATCGCATGGCGGACATGATCGCCGCCCGTGCGACCCAGTTCAAAATCGCCGAGGTCGGGTTGGAGTTGGGCCTGTTGAGCCGTCGCTTCAGCAAGCAGCACTCCATCCCCATGACCTCGGAGAAGGGGCCTCCGATCTTCTCGGACCCGTCCGCCCCGCTTCTTCCCCGGGACGTGTCGAGGAACCCGCTTGACGGGCTTTTCACCACGCCGGAAGTGCGGGACGCGATGTTCACGCTCCGGGCGTATCAGACCACCAGTGCCCCGCTTCGGGCGTTGGCGTTCTCCACGGCAGCCGTCAAGATCGGCAAGACCGCCCTGCACCCCATCTCGGTGGCGCCCAACTTCCTTAGCGCCGCGTCACAGCCGTTGGTACAGGGGCATCTGATTCAAGGCATCTTCCATCCCGGGATCTACCGGGACGCCTTCAGCATTTCGTTCAACACCCCGTTCCCGTCCAACGCTGCAAAGATCCGGGCGGACATCCCCATGCTCATCCGCGAGGGGATCCTGAAGCAGGACGTCAACCTGAACGATCTAGTCGAGACCGCGCAGGCTGCCGGGTACACTGATGTGGGAAACAAGTTAGTCACTTGGTTCCCCAAAACGATGGCTATCCCGAAGGCGGTCATCAAGGGGGCACTGTGGACGTATGGCAAAGTCGAGGAGTTCCCCCGTCTGATCAGCTTCTACGCCGAGGTGGGGCGCTACTCCCATGCCTTGTTCGGGAAGCCGTTCGAGGATCTGGTCCCGGAGGAGGCGGCGCTGGTGTACCGCAAGGCGATCGACGTGACCAAGCGGGTGTACCCCAACTCGCAGATGGTGCCGGAGGTGGTGAAGAAGTTCTCCACTGTCGGGGCGCTTGAGCCTTTCGTGGCCTACAAATGGTCGATCTTCCAGACCACGATTGAGACGGTAAAGACCGTCAACACGGACATCGATGAGGGGCGACGGACCGGGAACCCTCGGATGATCAAAGCTGGGGTTGCCCGTCTGACTGGGTTGATCGGCGCGCTGTATGGGGCGTACTGGCTGAACGAGGCGTACAACCAACTCAACGGAGTAAGCGGTGAGCAAGACAAGGCGCTGCGCCGGCGACTGCCGGACTGGGACCGCACCGGCATGCTGGTGGTCCCCACGTTGACCCCGGATGAAGTGGCGTATGCCAACCAGAGCTACCTGCTGCCGCAGTCGATGATCTCCGCCGCCATCAAGGCTGGGTTGGAGGGCGTTACCCCCGCGCAGGCTGGGGCTGCCTTCATCAAGGAGACCGCGGGGTCGATGGTCTCGGACGGCGGCCTGATCCTCAAGCCGGTGATGGAAGCGGTGACCGGCTACAACGAATACGGTCGCCGCATCTACCCTCGCGATGGCGGCAAGTACGTGGACGTCTCCGAAATCCAAGCGGACGCGATCCGCAACGCGGCAACAGGTGGCCAGAATCTGGTTGTCGGCACGATGCACGTGCTCAAGTCCACCGCGCCGGGCTTCATGACTGAGGGCATGAAGTGGTACAAGTCCGCCCGGGATGAAGTCGGTCCGGACGGTCAGGTCTACAAGCCCAGTGATCTGGGTGCCCGTCTCCTCGGTGTCCGGCTCCAGCGCATCAACCTGCCGCTCCAGTTCGAGCGTCAGGCGGGCGAGCTGTTCAGCCGCATCAACGAGGCACGCACTGAGTTCGGCCGGGCGCGTAACCGCAAGGACGCCACGCCGGAGTCCATCGAGACTGCGTACCAGATGTCCGAGCAGTCCCGGAAGATCGTGTACCGGGATCTGGTGCAGTACTTGGACGACGCCAAGTTGCTAAGTCAGGACCGGGAAGCGACTATCCGGATGCTGCAAAAGGCGGGTGTGCCCTCCGACTTCCTGCTGGGGGCGATCAACAAGATCTACGTCCCCGGAACCAAGGAGAAGGACGTCTCCGCCCGGGACCAGTTCGAGGCGCTCAAGCGCCTGCCAGAGGCGGAGCAGGACGCGGAGCGGCTGCGACTCCAGAGTGAGGATCCCCGGCTGAAGAAGCAGTTTCAGGCTCTGGAACGGGAAAAGCGGGCAGGCATTACGTCCGAGGTCCGGATGATTCGGAACATCGACGAGGAGGATGGTAAGCGCGCACGCTTTATCGCGCAGCTGATCCTCAATGCTGGTGACGCTAAGGCACAGGGTCTTAAACAGGAGGAACTCCGCTCGTTCGGGTTGCTCAGTGGGGAAACCGGACGGTGGCTGTACACCAACCCGGAACTGAAGGCCAAGACTTGGGCCGAAGCCCGCGTCTTGCTGGAGACGGGGAAGAACCCCAACTACCTGCCTCTGCCCACGTCGTCGGTCGAGCAAGCGCCCGCGCCTGTCGCGCCGCCCGCGCGGCCGAAGCCTGCAGCGCCGCCCGCCCAACCCGCCCCGCAGAACGACGTGTTCCGGGACGACCAAGGCAGGCTCTGGCGCCAGTTGCCCAACGGCAAATACGAGAGGGTAACCCAGCCGGCCCCAGTCCCGGCGGGACGATGAGGTGGTGACGCGGATTACCCGGCAAATGCCGGAAGTCCTAGACTAGCAGTGTCGGAGGCAACACCTGTGCCTCCTCGATCGGGAGGTGGGAGTTCTCCCGGTTGGCCATGTGCGACCCCATACAGTCGCCCTTCGTCTCGCTGATGTAGCGGACAAAGCTCGCGACGTTGCCGCGCCCATCAACCACGGGCCAAGTGAGCAACGTATTGTCAGCCAGTCCGATGATCACCACCGCAGAGACATTGAATCGCAGGGCCCGGTCGATCATGAACTCCAGCTTCTTGGTGGTCACCAATGCGCTGGGCCAGCGGTATCCCTCGTATGTCTCGCTACGGTTCCGCACGATGGCCAACTCCCGAAGCCGGTCGTCCCGGTAGAACGACACGGCCAGAGGGCTGAGCGGTTTGGGGTCTATGTGGACGTCCCACCCACGGATGCACGCGTAGATCTCCGCCGTCTCATTACGACGGCGGATCGCCTCCTGTCCCTGCTCGGTCTCGTAGGCGTAGGGCAGCCTCACCGGAACTTCGCCGTCTTCTTGGCAATGGCTTTGGGCTGGGCGACGAACTGCTTGCCGGCTCGCATGCCCTTCCGCTTGGCCGCGTTGGTCGCAGCTTTCTCAGCGGCGGTCAGGTTCTCCCACGCCTTGCCGGGTAGGTAACGCTCGCCTGTCTTGAGCGAGGGCTTGCCGCTGGCGGTGCGCCACTTCTGGTCGGTCCAATCCTTCAGGCTTTTCTGTTGGCGCTTCATGACGTGTAGCCTCCCCCCTTGGCCTTGTATTCCTTGGCGACCATCTGTGCCTTGCGGGCGGACCATTGGCCGGGCTTGCCGCCCTTGCCGCCCGCCTTGACCTTCTCGAAGATGCGTTTCCGCATCGATGGCTTGGTGTAGTTACCAGCCGCGTTGACTGTGGATTTCTTTTTCATCGGCGTAGAGTCTCCCACTTGAGCGGGAACCCGAGCGTGGCTTCGAGTTCGGTTTGCTTCGCGGTCCAGTTGCGGTGGCACACCGTGCAGTGCAGCACACGCGTTGACACGTTGGCCCCTCCGCCGACGGGTTCGCCCCGTCGGTTAAAGATGAGCGGACTGTGCATGCACGTCCGCTTGGCTTCGCCGTTGACGAACAGGCAGTCATCGCGGCGCTTCGGGCACGGGGGGAACTCCGGATCGTCGGTCATAAGTGTCGCTGGACTTTCGTCCAGTAACGGTTCGGTCCGGTTCGCCTCCAACCATTGGGTCCATGGTGCCAGATGAGGGCATAATCACGGAGCGTAGGCTTCCGGCCAAGACGTTTCTCAGTTGCGTAGTGGGTGAGGTAGATGGTCGCCATCTCTTTGGCGGTCTCCCGGTGGAACGCATCGGACCGGGTAAACCTCCGGCCAGAGATCCGGTTGATGTCCCGCAGCGTGGCAGGCATTATCTGAAGTGGGCCGATCTCCCCCATCCGCCCAACCGCCCAGTCATTGCCGCTGCTCTCCACCATTATCAGAGCGGAGAGCAGGATGGCAGGAATCGGGATCATTCGGCGTCCTCCACGATACGTTGATAGTTGGCCATGATCCGCATCATCGCGTTCTGCGCGTCGCCCTTCTCCCGCAGCGACTCAATGACCACCTCGTCGATGGTGCCGGGGGCGAACAGGCGGTGCACCCGAGGCACCTTGTCCTGTCCCTTGCGAGCAACCCGGGCGTTGAACTGGTCGTAGAGTTCGCGGCTCCACGTGGGCGAGTACCAGATGATGTCGCGCCCACCCTGTTGCAGGTTGAGCCCGTGGCCCAAGCTGCGAGGGTCGGCGACCAGCACCTTGATGCGCCCGCTGTTCCACTCGTCCTCCAGATTGCCCTTCACGTGGGACGAATGCACCGCCCCCTGCACCAGATCGCAGATGCGCTTGGCCTCGTGGACATACTGGCAGCCAACGATCACGGGCCCGGCCAGCTTGCGGATGAGGGACTTGAGCGCCACGATCCGGTCCTCGTGGATCGCCTGCACCGATCGGTCCTCGGCGTAGATGGCGCCGCTGCAAACCTGCAACAGCTTGTTCACAAGGACTGCGGCGTTCACCGCCGTGATGTCCCGGCTGTTGATCTGCGCGAGGAAGTCCTTCTCCAACCGCTTGTAGATCTTCTCGGTCTTGTCGTTGAGCGGCACCGGGATGTCGTTGACCTCGGTATCCGCTACGTCGAGGTAGTCGCTGGAGCGCAGGGTTAGCGTGATGTCTTGGATCTTGGAGTAGATCTGCTCCTCCGCCCCGGGCCGGGGCACCCAGTTGTACTGCATGTAGTCGGTCGGGTAGCAGTACTTGCGCTTGAATGTCTCGAACTTAGCGCCCAACCGTTCCCCCTCATCCAGCAAACGTACTTGCCCGAAGAGTTCGAGGATGCTGTTTGGTCGGGGGGTTCCGGTCAGACCCCATCGGTAGTGGCGCTTCTTCAGCAGGGGGCGGAACGCATTGATCCGTTTGGAGGCGTAGTTCTTGGCGCGCGTGATCTCGTCGAACACCACCGCATCCACGAAGTCCAATGACTTCAACTGGTGAAGACGTTCGTAGTTTATCAGGTACAGCTGAGCATTGCCCGACGGCTCCTGCCCCTTGAGGTGCTCGATCTCCATCCAGTTAAACTGGCCCCACTTGCGTACCTCGTTCGGCCACGTGATCCGCGCCACCCGCATCGGCGCCACAATCAGCGCAGCCCGGATCGCCCCATCCCTGAACAGTTCGTTCAGGGCGGACAGCGTGGTCGCGGTCTTGCCCAGACCCAGACCAACGGTGCAGTAGGCCAGCCGGTTGGTGGTGAGGAACTCCCTCATCACCATCTGGTAGGGCTCAAGGGAGAGGGGCGATGAGGTCATCAATGACTTGCCGAGCGTCGTCCCATCCCGCGGCCCAAGTAGCCAACAGGTTGGGGCCGGACATCGTGTTGATCCGGTCGATCTCCCGCAGTTGCAGGGGTGTAGGTTTTCTCCCCGCCTGCTTGAGTTCGAGCAGCAGCACTTGGTTGGGGGCGATGATGATACGGTCGGGCACACCCCGTTGCGCGGGTGAGGTGAACTTGTAGGTGATCAGGCCACGCTCACGGCAGTGGTTGACCACGCGTCGCTCGATCTCGGCCTCGGTCATTTGCGGTCCCGAGCTTCAGCCATCCGTTTCTTCATCTCACGACGTTCGACCTTGGCTAGCCGGCCGAGCAGCCGGGAGATGATCGTCTCCCGGTCGTGCCCGGCCAGCTCCAAGATGACGAGCCGACGCAGATCCTCGGCATTGACACCGAGCAGTAGGATCTCGTGCAGCTTCTGCCAGTTGCACAGGTGGATCCTCAATCGCTCAACATCTTTGTCGGTTATGACGACCTCTCGGTCGAAGATCTGAAATCGGCGGGGGATGGTCATTTGTTCAGGGCGCGGATCAATTCGTCGGCGTGTTCCACGGCGATGCGGCAGGCGCATTCGGTGCAGCTCTCGCCATCCCTGCGGTAGTTGTCTCCCTCGCCGTAGCTCTCCTCGCCCTCCTCACCTTCCATCTCGTCTTCGTCTTCCATCGCGCCCTTCTCACGCGGCATCTCCTCCGCGTTGGAGAGGATACCCTTCAGGGCCATGGCGGCGAAGTACTCACGCTTGGTGAGGCCGGGATTGTTGCGGTCGGGATAGGCTGGTTCGTTTGCGTCGGTGCTCATTTGCTGTAGTATTGAACTGACTTTGCTTCCGCCTTGAGTGGAAGTCCGTCTGCCCACGGCGGGAGCTGGGTGAGGGCGGAGGCGAACTGGTCAGGAGTCTGGCCGGGCATCTGCATAGCCAGCGCCTGATCGTGGATCAATGCAAAGGGCACCATCCACTTGGACTCGGCCTCGCGGGCGCCGTGCGACATCAGGTCAGCGGCGATGGCTTGGCAGATGTTCTCAAACATCTTGGCCCCGTAGAGTTTGATCCGCCCCCATTGCGTGCTCATCGGCAGCTGACCTTCGTACGTGATCTCCGTTCGCTGGCCGTTCAAGGGAGCCCCCAACCGCGGGTCACGATACCACAGGTCACGCCCGCTCGGGAGTCGGAGCGCGATGTACGGAGGCAGATCGCCGGGGTGATGCCAACGCATGGAGATACCCTTGAAGATTGCCGTTGGCCCTGACACCCCACTCGCGAGGCAGCGGCGCACCCCCCGATCCAGCTCGCTCCAGATCCCGACCATCCGGTAGTGGCGGCGACGGAACGCATCCTTCGCCCGCTCGGCCAGCTCGCCGCTGACCTTCATCCCCTTGGCCTCGCAGCTGGTGCGGAACTTGTCGGCGCCCATCCCATACGACAGGCCAAGGATAGCCTGCTTCCCCAAATCACGTTCGTCGGATGTGACGCTGGCGGTCGGCTTGTTGAAGATCAGGGCGGCCATCGCACGGTAGCGGTCCACGCCCTTGCGGTACTCGTCCACCAGTTCGTCATCGCCCGACAACCACACCGCGATGCGCGCCTCGATGGCGTTGTAGTCCGCGTCGAACATCTGCTCGCCGGGCACGTGGACAAACTGGCGGATGCAGGAGGAGATCACCTCGACCGGGTTGCCGTAGATAGCGTCGATCTCCGCCGCGGAGGCGCCATCACAGATCGCCTTGTACGCCTCCTTCACCACCGGGCGCATCGCCCGCGTGGGCTTCTTCGCGTTCTGCATCTGCGGCCCGCCGGCCGACCACCGCCCGGTGCCCGTGCCATAGAACTTGAACACGCCGTGCATCCGCCCATCGGGGCATACCCAGTTGAGCATCGCTTGCACCTTCTTCGCGGCGGCAAACGACATCTGCCGGTACAACTCCACGGCCCGGGCAACGTTAGGGTGGAACGCCTTACTGGTGTCCAAGGCGAGCAGAGTCTCGGCCTGCATGTCCTCCAGCGGTAAGCCGTGGTCGTTGATCCACTTCCGTACCGACTCACGCTGCGTGATGTTGAGTCCGGTCAACTTACGGAACTCCTCGCCCGCCGACTGGTTGACCTCGTCCAGAATACGCTGCGCGTTCCGCAGGGCGGGCACGTTCACCGGAATGCCAACGTCATTCATCCGCAAGGTGAACTGCCACGTGTCCGCGTTGACCCCCTTCAACCGGAAGTCGTGCAGGGCTGACCAGAGGAACAGCTCCGCACGTACGTCCTGTCGGCAGTACTCGCAGAACTCCTTCCACTTATCCGGATAATCCGTTGGCGCGTTGAAGTCCCCATCATCACGCGGGATGGAGAACAACCGGATGAGCGCCTTGCCCTTGGCGTCCTTGAAAAGCCCCGGGCATTGCAACGCGACCACGCACTTCTCCAGACTCTCGGGCAGCCCGGCGATGCGGGCCATCGCCATCGTGCACTCCCACTGGTCGAGCCCGAAGTAAGGTTGGAAGCCGGTCTCGTGCAGCACCGCGATCTCGAACGGGGCGTTGTGCGCCACGACCTTGGTCGCCAAGGTCAGCAGCCTGAGCGCCTCGGGATCCGTCTTCACCCCGGCATCCTCGTACTTGGGATTCACCCACAGGTAGACCGGCGCGTTGGGCTTAGCCTCGGCGACACCCATCATCAGCACCTCGGTGCTTGGGTCGCAGGCGTAGCGGTACGCACCGACCTCGGGCAGGTCAGCACGGGAGCGCGTCTCAATGTCTACGAGGATGGTCAAAATTGGTGGGCCACCACTACGCAGGTTGCCCAGTCTCGGTATGGAACAACAACCCTATCTCTAGTCCCCATCACTCGGGTTACCGAGATCGGGGAAGGCTTTGTAGAAGTCCTCTTCCGTCAGTTCGAGCAGGTCGATCAGACGGATCGAGGCAACGTGTTGCCGGATCATCGACGCGGCGACCGGGTCTTCGGACAGTTCACGGGCAAGGCGCCGCGACTTGTCGAGCGGCGTCTCAGATGGGGGACTCATCGTCGAGCGGCTTGAACTCCTTCATTACGTCGATGTCGCCGTCGCCAAAGGCATCGCCCTTCTTGACGAACTGGATCGCACGCAGCTGCGCGTTGATGCGCTTGCCGTAGTTATTGTCCTGACCCCACAGGCGGATCGTCGCGTTGACGTAGCAACCAGCGTACACGATGCCGTCATCGGGACCGATCGCCTCCATCTTGCGGCCGATCACGTGCGGGCGCTTGTCGCTGCGGGCGTTGATGAACATCACGCCGTCGCCGTAGCCCTCAAGGTCAGGCTTCTCGGAGCCGTCACGCAGGCAGATCTTCGGCGGCTGCTTGCCCTTGAAGGTCTCCTTGGTGATGGCGGCGATGGCGGCCTTGACGGCGGCGATGTCGGCGGCGTTGTCCTTCTTGTCGAGGAGGAAGGCAGCTTGGTAGCTAGCCTTCGAGTTGGCATCGGGCCCCTTGCGCGGTTCCCACAGGGCGGGAAAGGAGAGGCGGACGTTGTTGAGGGTGACGTTCATATCAGTATGTGGTTTTATTCTAGCGGTTTCAGGCCATTGGTGGGGGTCAACGAGAGCGCGGGACGAGGATCGTCCGCCGATACCAGTGTCGGTTTGCCCTCGGGTCTGGTGATCAACGTCTCCATCCGGTTGGTGAAGCGCGTTGAAAGTTTGATGCCCTTCAGCAGTCGCTCGGCTGCGGCGGGAGAGATGACCTCCTCCCGTGGGCGCATCTCATCGAGGCTGAGGTGATTGGACAGGAGCTTGAGCGCGTCGTCCACGTTCGCCCACTTCCGGTTGGACTTGCCCTCGACCAGCTTGAGGCCGGCGGGTTCGGCGCCATTGGACAGGTCGTGGATCTCTTGGTCTTCGAGCGCCTCCATCCACTGGGCCAGCACCTTCTTCGCCTTCAACGCTTGAACACGTTGCTCGCGGGTGAGGGTGCCGGGGTGGGGAAGCTCGATGACTCGGGCCGGTTCGGGCAGGGCAACGAGACCGCGAGTGGCGTACGCCGCACAGATCCCCTTGGCCGGACAGAACTGGCAAGCCTTGTCGTCGGGGACGAACTCGCCCTTGCCGGTCAGGGCCAGCTCCGCCTTCGCCGCCAGCTTGGCGGTGAACTCGGACAGCTCTTGGCGCGTCATCGTCCATACCCGCACGGGCTCGGGGTTGTTGCGGTCCCGGGGTTGGATGATGGACAGGGTCACCGTCAGGTGAACGGGGAAGTCCATCACCTGTTCCCACGACTGGATCAACGACTCGGCATAGATGGCTAGCTGGGTATTACCCTCGGCCTCCACACTTACACCCTGCCCATACTTGAGATCGTTGATGAAGATGTGGTCGTGGCGAATGACCGCCGCGTCTACGATCCCGCTGCGGCTGGGCAGGTAGAACAGGTTGATGGGTTGCTCGATCTTGACGACCGACCCACGGTACTGGTCGAACTGCGAGCGGACATAGTCCACGTACTTGGTCACGTGCGCCAGCATCTCGCCGCTCACATTGCCGGGATCCGCTGCGGTCAACAGTTGGGCCGCCACGGCGTGCGCGACGCTGCCCTCGTCGGCGTACTCCGACGAGTCCGACGGCAGCTTGTCCGCGTTGTCCACGAGGAACTGTGGCGACGCGGTGCATACCGACCACCGGCCGGAAGCCGACGGGCCGACGTCGATGATGCTGCGGTTACGAGCCATTGGTAAGGGCGGCGGTGAGCGCGGCGTAGACCGACTCGTACTTCTCCTCGGGGCACTCGGTGATGCGGCGGATGCCGTGCTCGCGATTGATCCGTAGGATCTCAGGCAGCTTCTTCTGTTCCAGCAACTTGCTGGCCGCATCACGCAGGTCGGCCTGCGTCACCTTACCCGGGGGTGGGACGGCGGGCGTCTCCTCAATGTCCTCGGCATCCTCAGCCGACGGCGCGGGTTCGGGGGCCGGAGCGGGCTTCGCCTTGGGAACGGGGGCCGGAGCTTCGACCTTGGCAGGGACGACGGGCGCGGGAGCCGGGGCTGCCACGTTGCGGTGGTTCAACGCAGCAGTCAGTTGCCGGATTGCCTCGGTCAGTTCAGTCAGTTTGGTTTCGATCATTGGGTGTTGTAGGTTTCTTGACGAAGAGATGGGAGTTCTCGGCGAGGATGGCGCAGAGGCCGATGATCATCGTGTCCTGCCAAGCTACTTGGTAGTCGCCGACCAGCCATTTGCCCTTGGTCTTCGCGTCCTGCATCACGTTGCGGATGTCCTCGGGCAGCTTCTCGTACAGCTTGGTCTCGGTCAGACGTCCAGTCGCGGGGCGGTTGACGGTATGGGTGTAAGGGATGCCGCCCAGTGGGACCGTGGCGGTGGTGCCCGGGGCAATCGTGGGGCCTTGATTGATCACGGAACCACCTTCCGATCCACGCCGCGCTTGTCCGCCAGCCAAAGACGTTCCTCCCGGGTAAGCGGGATGCGGAGCATCCGACGCTGATCCACCTGCCACTTCACTGCGGACAGGGGCACGCGCAGGGTGAGAGCGATCTCCTTGTACGTCCGCATCTCCATCAGCATCCGGCGAATTGCTTCACCCTTGGGGTTAATAGGATAGCTCACGGCTGCGCCTCCCCCATTGCGGCGTCGATGGCCCGCCGAGCGTCGTGGAGCCATTGCTCTCCAGTTGACTCTATTTTCAACTTTGAGCACGCAGCTGAAAACCTAGCGATAGATCCCAACGACAGTATAAAATCCAAGCGGGCGCCGTCTGCTCTTAGACGAGCAGTCTCCCGTTCATAAAATCCGGCCTTTACTTTCAGCTCGTTGATTTCGCTAACCGCAATCCGCAGGTGCTCGCGCTTTGATGCGCACTCCCGATCCAATTGCTTTCGCAAATCAATACACTCTTCGATGTACCATTGAATGTCGCGCTGAGTTGATTGCGTTGTTGGCAAGGTCATTTTACCCAATGCTTTCGCGTGCCTATTCGCTTCGGCGATTAAGTGATCGCTCACGTTGGCGTCCCTCCTTCGTTGATGTGTTTATTCATAATATCATCTTGTCCCCAGTTTTTGGTTTGGATCTTTTTTCTCAACTCATCTGCTCGGTATTCTAGCTCCTCCACATTTACACCCATCATTTCTAGGTATGCGTGGACTTGTTCCGGCGACATAGCGTCCACAACTTGTCCCAGTCGCTCGGACTCGCAATCCTCTATCGCATTTTCAAGTTGATGAATTGCGCGAGCAGTTTTGCCGAAGGCTCGTTGATGGGTTGTGGTCGTAAGGTCGTGCCAACAATCGATAACTCTTTTAGCGCGGACCCTAATTAAAACGAACGGATCTGTCCGGCCTCCCATCGTATCGTTGTCTGATGTCGCGTCGTCTTGTTCTTGGCTCATTTATTGACCTCCCGCTTAAACGGATTTGGTACTAGAGTGCGGAGATGGTCGGCTTGTGCAGCCCGCGCAGCATCCCACGCAGCATCCCCCGCAGCCAGCGCAGCATCCCACGCCGCATCCCACGCAGCATCCCACGCAGCAGCCCACGCAGCAGCCCCCGCAGCAGCCAACGCAGCAGCCCCCGCAGCCCACGCAGCAGCCTCCGCAGCATCCCACGCAGCAGCCTCCGCAGCATCCCGCGCAGCAGCCCGCGCAGCATCCCACGCAGCCTCCGCAGCAGCCTCCGCAGCATCCCGCGCAGCACGCAACTCCTCATCCGTCGCTTTGCCGGCAGCGTATCGCTCTGCAACATCGAGCGCGGCGAGCGAGCGCGGGTCAGTCAGCAGGTCGCCTGTTTTGCGTCCGTCTGCGAGCGGAGTATTCCTCGCGCACCAAACCGCAAAAAGTCGCAGCGTCCGGTCGTCAGGTAGTTGGTCGATTGCGTCCAAAATCCACAGCAACCACTCGCTGCGTGGACAGTTGTCCCAAACGTCGGACATCGTCGGCTGGGTGAGAGCCCAGTCGCGGCCTTCAGCGCAGGCTTTGGTTGCCGCGCAAAAGTCGGCAGGTGAGAGTTTGAAAAGGTGGCTCACGGCTGCACCTCGCGCAGGATTTTCTTCTCCAACTGCGTGAAAAGTTGGACGCTCTCGTCGGACAACTTGTCGTGCCAGATGGTCACCCATACCCGGGCAAGAGCGCACGCCTCGACAGACGCGGCCCGCAACGCGGCGTTCTGGTGCTGCAACTCGCCGATCTTGCCGAGCAGCCGGGTCTCGCGCTCGGCGGCGCCGGCCAAGAGCCGGGCCTGCTCTTCGTTTTCGCGGAGCAGCTTGTCGATGGTTACTGATGCGATGTCGGAACTCATATTTAGTTGTCGTGGTCGTCGTTGTCCTCCGCCCGCAGCACCGCGATGACCGCCGCAGCCGTAGCGAGCAGAACGAAGGTTAGGAGTAGAGCTAGTACCGCGATCACAGCACTGACAAAAACAGTTTCCGTTCGAGCGTCAACAGTTTTTGTTACAAAACTTGCAGCCGCACCGCCGCCTCGGCCACAGGATCTCCGCCCAGATCACGGGCCCACAGCGCGTGGCGCACCCCTTCAAGGTCGTGCCGCCCAACGGAGATGAACCCCTTCTCCCGCAACACGGCGGCCAACCCTTGGTCGCTGAACTGGGCGAGCCGATCGGGCGGGAGCACGGCGCGCAGCACGTGCAGCGAGACGAGGTCGCGGCGGACGAGGGCGTGGGGCTGGTCGTCGAGCGCGTCCTGCACGGCGGCGGCCAGCGGGGAGGCTGTTGCCGCAGCCAGTTCCTTGAGGAACGGAGTGACTGGGGCACGGCCCTCGGGCGCGAACGTCGAGGAGATCGGCCACGATTCCAGCAGGGCGCGAATCCCACCGGCGTGAGTGGACAACAGGTTGTACCCCTTGGTGAAGTAGGCGTCGCCGCCAAGGGCACGGACGTCACCCTCGCCCTGTAGCGGGGACTTCAGCACAAAGTAACGGCGGTCGCTGTCGTGAACGGCCAACGAGTTGTGGTGGTTGGTGAACATCACGAAGTTCATCACGTTCGGCACCGTCTGCACCGGCTCGTACAACGCACGGACCGACACGAAGTCGTCTGAGATGGACGGCTTCAGCTTGTTCATCGTGCGGTGGGAGTTGTGCCCCACGTTGTACACCTCATCGAGGACCGTGAGCTGATAACCTGTTGCCCACGAATTGTACGTGGCCTCCAAAACGTGCTCAGCCGCGAGCCGTTGCACGTTGGTGAAGCCCAGCGCCCGGGTCAGGAACGCCGCCCACAATCCCTTGCCTGCACCGACGCCGCTCTGCACCAGCGGTGCCCAGCGGATCTTGGAGCCCGGCTTCTGCACCAGATAGGCGCCGAAGTCCCACATCACGCTGGCCCATTGAGCACCGAAGAGGTTGTGCGAATGGGGCAGGAAGAAATCGTACACCTCTTGCATCTGCGACGGGTCCGCCTGCGGGTACGACGCACGGTACGTGTTGCAGTACGGCACTCCGTTGTAGTTCACGATCGAGGCGGTCGAAGCGGGGTCGTAGCGCAGGTTCTCCACCACATTGATCTTCGCATCGTGCACCAGCCACTCACGCGGGCGCTTCTCCGGGTCGGGCGAGCGGTAGATCAGGTCCACCACCTCGGGTTTCATCTTCCGGTTATCCCCGTACCTGTAAAACAGGTTGCTCGCGGTGACGAAGACGATCTGCGACGACCAAGAGGGTGGCTCGTTGCCACGTGCAGCCTTCGCCGCCTCGGCTAGCTGCTCCTTGACCGCGTTGGCCAGCGACGAGGCGGTCACGCCGGCGATCCCACGCGCACGCAGGATGCGGGCGAGCGTGCCCACCAGCGCGGCCTGCTTGATGGGGCCTACTAGCGGGGAGATCCCGGTTATCCGGGGGATAGCGTGGTCGAGCAGCTCCTCGGTCGAGCGCGAGGTCGATGCCATCCAGTCAACGAGTCGCCCGTACACGTTCTCACCCACCTTGGTGTTCTTCCACCCGGCCTCCTCGGCCACGCGCATCACGCTACGCAGGGTCACGGGCACCCGGTCCCCCGTCTGACCAGCCAGCGAATCCCACCGCCGCTTGATCTGGGCTGCGCCCGGGTACTTATCGGTGCAACGTGCTGACCACGTGTCCCAAAGGGGGAACGCGGCGTCCCCAAACTGGTGCTTCAGACCCATCCCCACCTCGATCCACTGTTGCATCGAGCAGCCCGGGTCGATGGCGTCGAGGGCAGGGGCTATGTCATCCAGCGTGACGCCTTCCAGCGGCGGACGAAAGTGTTCCAGCGGGGAGATCCCGAGATCCACGGGAGGTACGGCCGCCGCCGGGGCCGCCGGGCCGGGCGCCTGCGCGTGGGTGAATGGGTGGCCGTCGGGCTTGGCGTAGATGACCGGGTCGGATGGGTCATCGGAGAAACAGGTTGGCAGAAACATCGGCTGCACCGGGACGAGCGACTCCCGGTTCGGCTCGCCGATCCCCAGCTGTCCCGCCAGCTGGCGCACGGCGTCGGGGTAGGCGGCGACGGGCACCCCGTCGGCGGCGACGATGATGCGGAGGCGCGGCGCGTCGGGCGCGGAGCGTGCCGTGTGATGGACGATGGCGGCGAGGTCACCGAGCACAACGTCGAGCCCCGTGTCCAGCAGGTGGCGCGCGTCGTCGAGCGCATCGACGTCAATGCACAACACGTTGCACGCTACCGCGTGCTCGGTGCGGCGCTGCGATGGGTCGGCTTTGAAGGTGGCGGGGACGAGGTAGCGGGTGCGCTTGGCGTCCATCGCCTCCGCCTTGGGCATCGCCAGCAGCGCGGCCTTGGTCACGGGCAACAGGACGGGCTCGCGCAGGTAGCCTTCGACCAGCTCGGCGAAGGTTGAGTAGGGCAGGGCGCGGACGACGCCCATATTGGAGGGCTCGCCCCCGAAATAACGTGTCATAGTCGGATGGTTCCAGACCGGACGCGGCGCGGCAAGAGTCGCAACGGTCCGGCGATTGTCAGGTTGAGGTTGGCGCCCGGCGGCAGGTTGAGGTCCGGCGGGGCGGATGCAGAGGAGGCACGCAGCGCGGAGGCTGTAAAGCAAAAACCCCCCACCGCTCTCACGGTGGGGGGCTCAACCTTTATTCGACTATGACCAGACAAAACGGGGAACCTGACCCCGTCGAGGAACGGCGCGAACCTCACCCAACGGGGGCCGATGTCAATAGCGCATCAACCGCACAACCTATCGCACGATCAGCGGCGTCACGATGTACCGCAGCGCCGCCCAGATGAGGACGAACATCGCGACCGTGACGGCGAGCAGGTATTCGCCAGAGGTGAAGCGCCTCATGGCGCGCCCCCCTCGAAGACCACGGTGCCGTCGCCGGTGAGCAGCGCGCCGTCCCAGCTGCGGACGAGGAGCAGGTACGGAAGCGGGATGGGCGAGCGGAAACCGTAGCTGCTGACGATGGTGGGCGGGTTCGTTTCCTCGTCGACCAGCACGTAGCATAGCTCCATCTTGCGACCGTGCTTAGAGTGCCGGAACGTATCCCACTCGTCCATACTGGCGAAGGGGCCGCGCCTGTAAGGCAGCGGCTCCTCGGTGCCCGGCTTGCGCCGGTAGCTATGGGCGTAGAGCTTCATCGGGCGAACAGGTGCGGGCGTTGCCGTCGTCATCGCCACCCCTCCTGCTGCAGGAACGTGAGCAGGCGGGCCGTCTTGCGGACCTTGATCGCGCCGTCCCAGTTGACGCAAGGGCGACCCCAAAGCGTTTCGAGTCGCACGCCAGAGACCTCGGGCGTCTTCGTCGCGATGTCGTCGTCGTTCATCCACGCCCATTGGACGTTGGCGATGGCCCCAAACTCCTCGGGCGTGACGCCGACGGGCTCCAGCAGCGCGGCCAGCGTCTCCTGACGACGGCGCTCCCGCAGATTCTCGCGCGCCTTCTGCGCGTCCTCCTCGTGCCACCAATCTTGCAAGGCGAGGCAGGCGAGGGAGACCCAGCGGGTCAGGCTCTTCGCCCAGTTGCGGCGGGCGAGGTCGATGGTCTGCGCTTTGAAGTCGGGCACGCGGGCGCGGACGTTGGGGTGGATGTACAGGCGGACCTTGTCCGCACCGCGCACCTCTAGGTACAGGTGCCGGTGCTTCTTGTTGCCGTAGCGGGAGCCGACGAGCAGCAGGCTCGGGCCTTGCTCGTCGCCGTCCCACCCTTGTTCGATCAGGGCGTCGCGGAGGTTGGGGCTTAGGTGAGTGGTCATCGTGGGCATAGGTTTATGGGTAAACGCAGTCGAAGTCGGAATGGTCGGACTTGAGGATCGCGCCGAGGCTGAAGCGGCCGACGCGGATAATGCGGGAACGGAGGCGCGCGAGGTCACTCATCTCGATGAAGTCGCTATCCTTTGAGAACGTCGCGGGGTAGCTGATGGAGGCACCCGGGTCATCGGTGACAAGGTAGACGAGGCATAAGGAACGCCGTGGAAGGTACGGACGTTTCCGCCCCAGCTGTTGGGCGGCATCTTGAAACGATTTGTTGGAGTGGCCCCAGCTTCCAGAGGGTATGCGGATAAGGTAACTGTCTTTCATCGTGGGCATAGGTTGTTGGGTTGGGATCAGAAGGTGGGTTCGAGGGCGGCGGCACGGTCGCTCACGCGGACGATGCCGTGGTGCGGGGTGAAGCGGTAGTGCGTGCGCCCGTCGAGGGATTCGAGGGCGTATTCGTCGGGCCGGTAGTTGCCGGGCGTAGCGATGGAGGCGAGGACGCGCAGGCGGAGGAAGCCGACGCGAACGGTGGAGCCGGGGCTCCAGTTCTGGCGGGTGCGTGTGATCATACGTTGTTGGGTTGTTCTCAGCCGAAGGGCTGACTGCTGCCCTCCCCGCAGGGCGGAGAGGGCAGAGGGTCAAACCTCCTTACTTCTTCACGTGGATCGTGCGGCCGAAGGGCGCCGCGCCGGTCGTATTGTACGCGGCCCAGAGGACCGGGTACTCCTCGGGATCGGCGGGGAACTTGCCGTCGAGGTCGGTCAGGTACACGAGGCCGGCGATCGTCTCGCCCTCGTCGAGCAGCTGCGCGACGCGGTCGAACGCGGGCTCGAAGTCGGTGCCGCCACCGCCGCGTGCGTCGAGCGGGCATTCATCGCCGGGTTCCAGATGGTATTCGGCGTGGATCCGCGTGTCGCAGTCGAGGACGACGACCTTGCACCGCAGGTCGGCGCTGAACTGGGTGACCTGCGCGCTGAACTCATCGCACAGCGCCTTGTCGATCGACCCGCTGGTGTCGCGGACGACGACGATGGTGCCCAGCTGATCGCGCTTGCGGCGCGGGTAGATGCAGGGCGCCGTCGCGTGCCGGCGGGACGAGCGGCTCCAGTCGGCGCGGTCGGCGACGATGGAGCGGGTCCAGTCGGCCAACTCCTGCCGCCAGTTGACCTCGACCGCACGGACACGTTGCACGATCCGCGCGAGGTCGGCCGGCAGGTTACCCTGACCGAGCGACTTGGCGAGGAACTCGCCTTGCAACACGGCGCCTTCCCACTTCTCGCGGAGGGTCTGGCCGTTCGGGTTGGGCGTCGTGTCGGGGGCGATGAACCCGCCGCACCCGCCGGGATC